TTACCATATACCTTTACATTAACAGGACCTGATTATAGTCCAGTAACAACGAGTGGCCCAATAGGAATATTCGGTAGTTTAGCCTATGGTAACTATACTTTAACGGTACAAGACGCTGGATCGCCAACTTGTATCCAAAGTTACCCAATTTACATTGGTTATAGTCAAAATATGTATTTTGATTTAAATCCGGCTAACCCTGTAAACGGTAATGATGGTCAAATAACAACAACAATTTATTCGGGGGTTCCACCATTCACATTAAGTTGGACTGGTAATGTTAATGGTCAAACAGGGTCAACGGTAACAGGTTTAACAAGTGGAACTTATGGTTTAACAATAACAGATAGTAGTGGTTGTACACTAACTAAGTCTGTAACATTAGTTGGTACAACATTGTATAGTGATTATATGTACCACACAATATGTGAGGATATGTTTAAACCAAATGGATCTATTGGCGTTAGAAACATTAGATCAATGTATTATGAAGGGTTTACTGATTTAACAAGTGGTGATACAAATTGTATTGTTAATTCTGCGGTATTCTCAATTTATACTGATGTAGATGGGGAAATTAAAGTAACTCCATTCTATTCTTCATCAGGTTTAACTGATTATCCTAACGATGTTGTTTGGGCTGATACTATTGTAACGGCATTAGAAAGTTATGTTGGAATAACAGATGTGGTTGTTGATTTAGTTTCAAATAGAGTAAGTATAACATCAGGTTGTGAGAAAATTAAAAAAGATTGTATATTACAATCAATCAATCCATTACAAGATACCGTAATTACGGTAAAATTAAATATTGATTATGAAATTTCTTGTGTTGCATGTGGACCAATAGTTCCATCCCAAACGCCAACAACGACACCTACACCAACACCAACGTTTACACCATATTTTACAAATACACCAACACCTACGGTAACACCAACAATTAGTGTTACCCCGACTAACACGCCAACGCCAACAATAACATCCACTAACACGCCAACACCAACAATAACCTCTACTAACACGCCAACACCAACAATAACCTCTACTAACACGCCAACACCAACAAATACTAATACACCGACACCAACTATTACACCAACAAATACTAATACGCCTACACCAACACCAAGTGGTGCAATGTTAAATAATTATTTTGCAACTAGATGTGGTGCTGGCCCTGAGATTGAAATTATTGATGTGAGTTTATTAACAGGGTTTACTGGAAATACTTTCTTAGGTAGTAATGGTCTTTGTATGTTTGCAACAGAAAGCCCAACATTAAGTCCTGCAACAATAACACCACTATTACAATTTACAGGTGGATCATCGTGCTTTGATTGTTTATCAGGAGGTTGTGTTAATTGGGAGGTAACGAATAATGGGTCAGGAGAAGTAATATCATTTACACCTTGTTGTGGTGAATTAAGTCCGAGTCCATATGCGGTACCAATTGGGACTACTAATATTTGCTCATCAACACAACCTGTTGTTTTATCCGGATCCCCAACAATAGTAAATCAAGGTATTTGTCCTGGTTGTTAAATAATAACAGAGTCGGGTATTTATAATTATGAATAATGTTACGATATCCTCTATAACCGGTTTAGTACCCCCCTTTAGTGCATATTGTTGTAATGTTTATGGTAATCAATGTGTTTATATTGGAACAATTACCACAACGCCAATAACTTTAACATTACCATCACAATTTGATATGGCTCCGGCTGTTGGAATACTATTGATAGATTCAACGGGATGTGAAAGATTTGAAACATTTGTGTGTGATCAACCAACACCTACGCCAACATCTAGCCCAACCCAAACTCCTACACCAACACCTACGCCAACTATTACACCTACAAATACTAATACTCCAACACCAACAAATACTAATACTCCAACAGTAACATCAACAAATACACCAACACCTACGGTAACGCAAACACCTACAAGTACAATAACGCCTACGCCAACAAATACTAATACTCCAACCCCAACTAACACTGAAACTACAACACCTACTCCTACACCAACAAATACCATAACGCCAACTACTACCGATACACCAACACCTACACCAACTACTACCGATACGCCAACACCAACGGTTACGGAAACACCTACACCAACACCAACTAACACACCAACACCTACGGTAACGCAAACACCTACAAGTACAATAACGCCTACGCCAACAAATACTAATACTCCAACAATTACACCAACGCAAACAGTAACACCAACAATAACTCCGACTAACACAACGACACCAACACCGACACCTATATATGAGGTTTGGAGGGCTTACGCATGTTGTTATGATTCTGGTGCCCAATTCATATCATTACCTGTAGGTTCTGTTGTTTCAGGTAATACCGTTTTAGATATATATGGTAATTGTTTTGAGATTGATATAATAAGTTTGGCATTACCAACTATAACATGGAATGGAGGAACAATTTATAGTGACTGTGAGTTTTGTGTGTCATATAACCAATGTCTTAGTTATAGTGCTCAATCTTGTTGTGATGTAACAATTTTTGAAGTAATTACATTACCATATGGTACAGGTATTGGACCTGGAAATGCAGTTCTTGACACTAATGGAGATTGTTGGACAATATATGAGGATACAAATGATCCTGCAACAATAGGTTGGGACTTTGGAACTATCTATGATGATTGTACTGATTGTTTAGAACTCAATCCATGTGATGTTAATTGGATAGTTAGAAGTTGTTGTACCTCAATGTTTGAGGTCGCTACATTCCCTGGTGGAGTTGGAGTTGTAAATAAAACTTTCACTGATACAAATGGTGTGTGTTATCGTTTCCTTACTGCAACAACTGATCCATCAACAATAGTTTGGGATGGTGGATCACTCTACCCGAATTGCGGAGCATGTTTAATATCAAACCCATGCCCAAGTCCTACACCAACACCTACCAACACTGTAACACCTACTAATACTAACACCCCATCTATTACACCAACAAACACATTAACACCAACAGTCACACCAACTAATACTAACACCCCGACTAACACGCCAACACCAACAATAACCTCTACTAACACGCCAACACCAACAATAACCTCTACTAACACACCTACGCCAACTATAACACCAACAAATACTAATACACCCACACCAACAAATACTAATACACCGACACCAACTATTACACCAACAAATACTAATACGCCTACACCAACTATAACGACGACAAATACGCCAACACCTACAACAGATAATACTATGTGTTTCCAAGTACAAACTGAGTTAACCGTAGCACCACCTTATCAGTGTGTCGTATCTCCTTCAGGTATTATTAATGGTAAACCATATTATGGGGTGTACGCGGGTGATTGTGTGACTCCTTGTAATACGGTAGTTGTTTGGAATAACATATCAAATAGATGGGAAAATATTGATTTTGCAACTTCTACTGTTATTTCATATAATAATAATCCATCTTATTTACCTGAAAGTAACTTAACTTACCCTTGGAATAATATTGTAGTTGTGGCCATTGTATGTAGGATATTATCATCAACAATAGGGAATTGCCCGACGCCAACTCCCACACCAACGCCGACAAATACTAATACGCCAACACCAACACCAACAATGACACCAACACCTTCTGCGACAGATACTAACTATTTATTACAAGAAAGTGGCTTTTATCTATTACAAGAAGATGGGTCTAAAATAATAATAACATAATAAAAAAATATCATGCCAGATTTACCAATAAGTTCATTACCCGAATTAACCGCAATAACTCAAAATGCGGAATTTGCTGTCGCACAAGGAGGGACAACATATAAAGTTAAAAATGAAAATATAAGAACAAACGGATATTGGGGTTCATTTGTTTCTTTAGTTAGTCAATATGTTGGAAGTACAACTACAGCATATTCTATGAGTGCGGCAACTCAAACTTCCGGAAACGGTATTATTGTTTCTGCCGGCACAAGGTTTATTGTCGCTAGTGCAGGAACATATAATCTTCAGTTTTCATGTCAAATTGAGTCAACGGGAGGTGGAAGTACCCAAACTATGGATATTTGGTTAGCAATTAACGGTAATAATGTAAGTAACTCAAATACTCAAGTCGTTGGGAATTCAAATAACGGTAGGGCTGTCGCGGCATGGAATTTTGTTGAGCCAATGAATGATGGTGATTATTTTGAATTGAAATTTAGAGTAAGTGATACTAGATTGGGATTTGCCTACGATGTTGCAGCAATAAACCCAACAAGACCCGCAATACCATCGGTAATTGTGACAGTAACTCAAGTTTAATTAGTTCACTTTATTGAAAAACAAATTAAATTTTCCTTTATGAAAGACATTTTATTTGTTTCCGCACAACCTGACGTTCCATATTTTATTTGGCAAATCAAACTTTATGTAAATAACTTTATTGAGAAAGGAATAGACCCCAATCAAATACATGTTGTTTTAGGTTTAGTTCAAGGTAAAACAGAACCATCCAAAGAAGGAAAAGAATTGTCTGACTTAGGTATTAACGTTCATTTCTTTGAAGACGGTAGAAACAGAAAACATTATATACCAAGTATCAAACCATTTTTAATATCAAAATGGATCCAATCAAATCCTAATTACGGTAAGTTATTTTTCTTACATGACGCCGATATTATCTTTAGAGAACTACCGAATTTTACTCGGTTGTTGAATGATGAGGTAAGTTATTTATCTGACACCGTTGGATATATTGGACACAATTACATAATGGATTGTTGTGTTAGATATGAAACAAAACACCCCAATTCAGATAAAGGTCAATTATTGTCTGAGATGGCCGAAGTAATCGGTATTGATATTGAAACCATAAAAGAAAACCAAGAAAACTCAGGTGGAGGACAATACCTCATCAAAAATACAACTTGTGAACTTTGGGATAAGATATACAAAGATTCAAATACGATGTACGATCAAATGATGGACTATCAAAAAAGATTCCCAATCAATCCAGGTCAAATACAATTTTGGACGGCAGAAATGTGGTCTCTTTTATGGAACCTATGGATGTATGGATTTGAAACAAAAATAACAAATGAGTTTGAATTTTGTTGGGCAACAGACGACATTGATAAGTACAATAAGACACCAATATTACACATGGCAGGAGTCACTCACGAACTAAAAACTACAAAGTTTTTCAAAGGTGATTATATTAATATAGACCCAATTGAAGAGTTAAGAAAAAACCCAAACGTTTTTGATTACATAGATTCAAATAGTTCAACAATAAAATATATAGAGAATATGAAATCATACCTCCAAAAATCAAACATTTGATTATTTATCTATTATAGATGGTAGAAAATTGTTACATACTTTATCCCGTAAACGGGAACTCAGAACCAATAGTTTCAAACTATAGTGGTTTAACTGCGTATACTTCAGCATTTGCTTATATTGAAACAACAGGGTCAACCAGTTTAAGTGGTTGTTATTATGTGTTAAATATTGGTGTAATTGATTGTACAACAACTGAAGAGATTACAATTGATTCAGGAATAACTTGTTCTGCAACTTGTTATTGTTATTTTATTAAAACTCAATCTGAGAATACTGATGTTACTTATGTTAATTGTAATGACGAGATTGTTGTTGATAGTTTAATATCGGGGTTAACTTACAATATTTGTAGTAAAACTTACCCACAATTTGATGCAGTATCAAATATACCATTAAAGGTGAGTGATATTTGTGTGGATAATCAATGTCCACCAACATTACCTACCGTAAAACCTGCGAATGAGTGTGATGTAATCACATTATTCCCAATGAACATACAATGTTTAGTACAACAACCAACAGATATTTTTTCTTATGATGGAGCAACGACTCTTTTAATTACAGGAGGAACACCACCATATACAATATTTTGGGAAGTAGGTAGTTATGCTCCGGCTTTGAGTAATTTGGGTGTTGGTGATTATACCGCAACGGTAATAGATTATTATGGTGATTTCACCGCAGTTACGACTTGTGTCTTAACCGCAGAAACAATTGTATATTCGGCAATGTGTTTCACGGTTTCTGGTATTGTTGAGGATAATGTTGTTTATATAACATCACAACCACAAGGATATAGAAATGGAAAACCTTATTATGTATTAACTTATGGCGTGACAACTTTGGGTTATATTATATGGCAACCACAATATAATTATTGGTCATTCTGTCAATCAATGGAATGTCAGAATGGAACATTCTACTCATATTTAAATGATAACGGATCTTTATACCCAAGTGGAAATACTTGGACAACATCGGCATCAACACTATATCAAATTACAAATTCATACATTGGTAATTGTAATATCCCAATCATACCTAAAACATACGGACCATTATGTGTATTCTTACTTATTAGAAGTAGTAAACCTGGTTATCCGGCTCAACAAACTCAAATTGAAGTATTACCGTCAGCCGACTTAAATGGTCAACCAACTTGGACATCATCTAATAACCAATATTATATGTATTGGAATACAGGGTCAACACCTAACCAATGGACGTTAACAGGATATACCACAACAACTATTAGTTTAATTGATAATGATCCATCATCCCCACCATTAAGTAACTGGCAAGTTTTGGGTGTTGGTGATGTATTACAAATGACCGTATTATCGGGAGCATGTTCACTTAATGAATTGGTTGTGGTAAGCTCAACAAAAAATAACGCTCTTTGTGGTAACGATGGGAGCATCACTATTACTGCGCTTGGTGGAACGCCACCATATCAATATTCTATTAATGGTGGTACAACATATCAAACAACTCCAATATTCTTAGGTTTAACTGCGGGTTATTATAATATATTTGTCAAAGACTCAAATAATGTTATTGGGGTTGGATCAGTAGTTAACATTACATCAACACTGACAACATCATATAATTTAACATTAACAGTAAACACAACAAATAACACATTTGTTGTTACATCACCTATATTACCTGCTGGAGTTACAATAACATTTGATTTAACAATGACATCAAACTTTTATTATTTCCCACAATCGGTGAGTCCTACCCCAACGTATAATAATATAACAACAATTAATGGTGTTGGACCAATGTCATTATATAATACCGCAAGTAGTTTAGTACCATTAACAGGACCTTGTACTTATGGAGGACCAATTAACAGGGTCCAACAAAACTTACAGTATTTAAACACATTAACAATTGGAAGTAATCAAACAATAACCGGATCTACAACAAATCAAGTTATCAACGCACCTTCAGGATATTGCAAAGGTTCAGCAGGTACTTATCAATTATTTATAACAAATGGGGTAATCAATAATTGTAATTGTTGTACGGTAAACTTAATAAATCCTGTTGCATTATTATAAAAGCGAATAAAAGAATATTTATCATTTAAATGGCATACATACTTAAAAATACATCGGGTTTAGTAAACACTAGAGTTACTGATACAGGTAGACAAAGACTATCTGAGGGTAGATTTAATATCGTATATTTTAGTGTTGGAGATAGTGAAGTTTCGTACAACGAACTACCTAGTACATACAACCAAACTAATACGGCCATTTTAGAGCCACAATTTAATTCGCAAAACTCATCAGGAGTTCCTGAATCAAATAGACAATATGTGAAATATCCATATTTGGTAGATGAAGGGCAAACAAACATATATGGATTACCATTTATGGATTCTACAATTGAACCTGTTTTTAACAGAGCCGCAATGAGAGGGTTTTTCTCAGGTATTACATCAGCATCTACAATAGAATGGAATGCTTTGGTTAGTAATCAATATGTTACAACACCAAATTATGTAGTTAGAATGTCATCGTTAATTGGTACCAACGAAATAACGGTACAACAAATTGTTGTTAACCCACAAAATACTAATACACCACAAATTGGTGATTTTATCACAATCTATTATGATGGTAGAGCGGAGACAAACGGAGTATGTTATAATATACCTACACCAACTCCTACGGCATCTGTTGGTCAAACACCAACACCGACACCAACACCATCTATAAGTGCTGATATTTGTACGAGTCCTACTCCTACTCCATCACCAACACACACACCTTGTTTAACACCAACACCAAGCGCTCAGTGTCCATTACCTCCCCCTGTGGATTGTAATATGGCTGTTCACAGTTGTTTCTCAATTTTAACATATAGAATTATTTCAGTTTGTAATGACAAACTTACCTTAGATAGAGCAACACCTGATTTTAGTGATTTATCAACGGATTGTTGGGCAAGAACATTGATTTACCCACCACAAATGGTTCCGTTATACGATAGTTTTACACCGGCACCACATTGGGATAAGAATGTTATTGATTTTGAATCTATTTGTGATACGGATCAATTTGACGTTAAAATTTGGAATATGAATATTCCGTGGACCGAAAATCCTGCGGGACTTTATCCAACACAGTATGAAGGGTATGACCAATTTGGATCAATAAATTATATTGGAACTAAAGAATATCTTGGATATAACTCCTCAAGTGGGCAAACGTCAACAGATGAGGTTTATTACTATAACTCATTTGGTGAGAAGATTATTGTAACACCTGAGGAACAAAAGGCAATTTCAATTATACACTACACTAACCAAACAATTGATTTCTTCTACGGTGAGAAATTTGCGTTAGAACCATTTGATGCCGCCAACCCTGATAATACTGAAGGACAGGCAAGAAACTTCAAATTACATATACCTACTTTAATGTGGCATAAAAATCCTGAATGTTGTTATGGACAAACATTTTGGGTAGACCCTCCGGGGTTTGATGGTAAAGACCTTTTCCAAGTACAATATACTAAATCAAAAATCAATCAGGACATGAACCAACCTGGTATGAGATATTACAACTTATGGGATACTTTCGCACAACCTAACGGACTTCCAAGTAGAGTTGGTAAAGTATATCCTGATACACAAATGGTAGTTATTGATGATGAGGAAATAGTTGCAGCACTTTCATATAAAGCAAATAGAAACTGGACTTTACCGGCACCACAAGTTTCATTATTAACACCAAATACAGGTGGGGTATCAAACTCAACGGGTATTTTAACGGGTGTTGGTGAAACTCTTTGGGTAACATATAGATTATCAAATACAACAACATTCACAAATTCACTTCATAGTAACTACTATTCATACGTTGCAGGAAACGATAGAGTGTGTGGACCTGATAGTCCTAAGAATGTTGCAGTTAGATTCGGTGGTGATTTCCCTTGTTTAGTACAACCTGGTTATTCGCCAACCACAACTACAACAACTTATAACCCAACAACGTCAACAACAACGACCACAACGGTACCATATACAACCACAACAACGACTTCTTGTCCTGTTTGTACGGTTCCTGCTGGATTCTACGCAACTGAGTTCCAAGTGTTAGCACAGAAGGTTATAACAGGTCAAAGGCCTGATCCAACTCAATGGAAACTTATTGACTTTACAAGTCAGGCAAGTCAGTATTCTATAAATGGATATTTAACACAAGAATCTTTAACGGCAACAACATTTATTGTAACAGCCGAAAATTATGCGTCCGCACCTTACTATAACTTAAATGATTACATTGATTTAGTTCCGATTAACCAAACAGGTGAAGTGTTGAACTTTGGTGATGAGTATTATTTCTACGGAAGTTTGGAAACTGATATTCAGGCAACAATCTACGAAATGAAATATAAGATCAATTTAAGTGAGGCTGAGTTTTTGATTTCACAAAACCCAACTTGGACAAAAGGGACAAAATCTTATATTAGTGAGATTGCCTTAATGGATGAAAATAAAGATATTCTTGTGATTTCTAAACTACAATCACCGGTATTAAGACAAGGTATTCAACAGTATGTTGTTAAGTTAGATTTCTAAAAAACTACAACTTTTATATTTTCTTGTTATTATAATTAAAAGACATTTTTTCTATGGCAAAAAATTTGAAGAACTCACCCAAAGTATTGGGTTTAGATGTATCAACAAGAACAATTGGTTGGGCTTTATTTGATATAAAAACGCAAGAATTATTAGAACTTACACACGTTTCACCACGACCAAAAGTAGATAAAGATGAGGACAAATTAAAAGAATTGATTTTAAAGTCAGAAATATTTGCTGAAAAGTTAAAAGAATATAAAGACTTAGGAATTGTCAGAGTTGTAATTGAAGAACCACTAATGAACTCAAATAATGTCTACACCATCCAAACATTATTAAGATTTAATAGTTTTGTATTTAAAGAGATATATAATATCTTAGGAATTGTACCTGAATTCATTTCAACTTACAACTCAAGAAAATTTGCTTTTCCTGATTTAGTAAAAGAGAATGATAAAAAGAAATTTGTGTTGTTTGGTGGTTTACCAAAAGATGCGGATAAGAAAATGATTATTTGGGAGAAAGTTGCGAAAAGAGAACCACAAATCAAATGGTTATATACTAAAAATAATACCCTTAAAAAAGAGAACTTTGACCAAACAGATGCTTACGCTTGTGTATTAGGTTTTATGAGATTAAAAGAAATTTGGGAATAATATCGTCTAAAATACCGATAATTAGAAATATCGTCTTTTTAGACGATATTTTTTTTTAACAAATATTTTGTAGATTTACAACATCAAAACTTAACGACAATGATGTTGGTACGGTTGACGAACAAACGATTGCGTTAGTTGCTGTTGCCAAAACTCCACCTAATGTTGCTCCTGAACAATCGGTATAACTATATCTAGTACCAGTTGGACCAAGATTTGTGACTCTATATTGGATCAACACACAAGGAGTTGTTGATGGTGTTGGAGTCGGAGTAGGTGTAGGTGTGTTTGTAGGGGTTACACTAACATTTGGTGAACAATTAAGACAAGAACCATTAGTTACAGGGCCTATCTCAGTTATTAACGTAATAACGTCAACACCACTGATATTTTCAAACAATCCTTCGTAAACCGCACAATGACTTTGACCGTTAATATTCATTTTATAAACGTATCCTTCTTTTGGTCTATTTCCTGAAGGATCTAAAACAATATCAGATGTGTAATAATCAATTCCTGTGAAACAATCTTTAAATAACTTACTATTAGCACATTGAAGTACTTCACTAAACGAATTAAAGATAACCTCACCTGAGAAAGAACAAGGTCTTGTTACTTCAGGTGATGGTGAAGGTGTTGGGGTCTGAGTAGGTGTTACAGTTGGTGTAACACCGGTTACCGATACATCCATTGCTACTCCACCACATATGTTAGATACTGTTGGAGTTGGTGTTGGTGATGGTGTTGCGGTTGGTGATGCGGTTATACTTGGTGTTGGTGTAACCAAACAATCAAATAACGCATCAAAATCAAAATCAGTACAAGGTAAAGTTGTTGTTGTAGTTGTAATACAAGTACCAATATATGCAACAGTATCGTCAAAATCAGGAACAATTGAAGTGCTTCCGTATGGGCCAAACTCAACACAAGGATCGCCAAGATTTTGAGCTAAACACCATCTTGTTTCACCAGTTGAATAAAATATAAAACCACTACCGTTGGTCCATGACTCATAACCATCATACGTTGATGATGGTGAGTAGTTACCATCTAAATAACCTGTGTTTTGAATACAATACCCATTAAAGGTCGTTGGTGTTGGAGTTGGTGTTGGCGTATTAGTTGCCGTAACGGTTGGAGTTGGTGTATTAGTGGTAGTGACTGTAGGTGTTACAGTCGGGGTAACCGTATTAGTTGGTGTAATTGTTGGTGTTATAGTCGGAGTTGGTGTGGGTGTAGGTGTTGGACAAGAATAAACTAGTTTAACAGAACAGGAGGTGTAATCGTAATAATATGATTGGTAATAAAATATGAAGTCATCACAAATAAGACCTGAACAACCAACGCTTAAAAAAAGTTGTGATCCTGTACCCGCCGAAAATGGAAGTGTTGCGGTATCAGCATATACGTTAACTGGTGTTCCAGCGCCAAAACATATGTTTGTGTCCGTTGCTGCGGTATATATTGTAATTAAACTACAAGGCATATTAACTAAAAGTTTCTCTTATCTCACAATCATTATCATCCACAACTTTCACCACAAAAGATGCCATACCATCAAAAACTGAAGGTAGGTCAAAAACGTAAGGAATATCACCACTATTGATCGTGGCAATGTATATACAAGTTGTTAATCCCGTATTACAAGTGTATACGTCAAATGGGCTTGCCCCTGAAACTCCGTTTAATGTGATTTGTGTTGGCATATCAGTAATAAATATAAAAGAAACCAAAACTTTGTGTAGTTGATGTATTGAAACTTTATGTTTATATTTTTGGGGATGGACGAAAACGAAGCTTTAGTTGAATTATTGGAAGAGGTATTGGGTGACCACGGCCTCCATTACCCCAATCGTGGACAAATCTCGTTCAACTGTCCGGTATGTGATGATGGTAGAAATAAACATAATCTTGAGGTTAACTACATAAATAATGTTTATAAGTGTTGGGCTTGTGGTGATTATGAGGGTACTCATGGATCCTTAGGTAAAATATTTGATAAGTACGGTAATAGAAAACAGAAAAAACTATACCAAGTATTAAAACCTGAAACCGTAGTAAAACGAGAGAAAAAGAAAAAAGCGTTAAAACTTCCTGACGGATTCACCCTATTCAAAGACGCAAGTCCTGTATATCCTGTTAGACGACAAGCCATAAATTACCTACATAATCGGGGAATTTCCGATTATATGATTGAAAAGTATCAAATTGGATTCTGTGATGTTGGTGATCACGGTGGGAGAATCATTATACCTTCTTACGATAAAAGTGGTGAGTTGAACTATTATATTGCAAGAAGTTGGAATCCAATGAGTAGAGCAAAATATAAGAACCCTGAAGCAGAAAAAGATAAAATCATATTTTGGGAAAGTCTAATTGACTGGTCTAAAGACATATATCTTGTTGAGGGAGCGTTTGATGGATTATTTGTGGATAACTCAATTCCAATGTTGGGTAAACACATGTCTCAGTTATTATTTGAAACCATATATACAAAGGCAAAAGGTGATGTTATAATATGTTTAGATGCTGACGCATGGGAGAACTCCGTCAAACTTTATCACGAGTTAAATGGTGGTGAATTATGGGGGAGAATAAAATTAGTGAGATTACCGAATGAATCTGATATTGCGGATTTAAGGGGTGAGATAAAAGATGAATATTACCATATAATAAAATAATTGTTATTATTCACACTTTTATAAAATTTAATATATTTATTAATATGGGAAGAAAGTTAAAAAAAGAAGAGGATAAGAAAACAAAAGTATCTGTTGCATTAGATAGAGAACTTTTAGAGTATTATAGAACCTTACATATTAACCTTTCTTCACTGGTTAATAAACTACTTTTAGATTATAAAAATGGAAACAAAGGTTTGTAAAAAATGCTTGGAAGAAAAACAGTTATGTGAGTACAGTAAAGACAAATATAGTAAAGACGGATTTAGATTTAGATGTAAAGAGTGTACCAGAGAAGAATATAAAAAGTTTTACTACTCTAATATTGATAAAGAAATACAAAGACAAGTATCCTACCAAAAAAATAATTTAGAATCAGTTAGAAAAAGTAGGAACGAAAGACATCAAAAAAAATATAATAATGATGTTTTATATAAATTAAAATTTAATATTAGAAATAGGGTTAAACTCTTTTTAAAGAGTGCCAACTTTGATATAAAGGTTAATAACACATATAATATTGTTGGTTGTACGCCTGAAGAACTTAAAGAACATATTGAAAAACAATTTACAGATGGAATGAGTTGGGACAATCACAATCACAACGGATGGCATATTGATCATATAATTCCACTATCATCGGCAAATACTGAAGAAGAGGTGTTTAAATTATGTCATTACACAAACTTACAACCACTATGGTGTGAGGAAAATTATAAAAAAGGAAAAACAATATTATGAATATAGAAGAAACGGTATTAGATATTAGGCGAATTTTAGAAGAAAAAAGAAAAGAATTTCAATTAACTTTTGAGGAAGAATCCCACAAATATACGATGTTAGGATTAGATGGTAAATTAACGGATAATTGGCCCTCAGTGTCTAAGGTTATGAAGGCTTTTTATGATGAATTTCCCTCAGAAAAGAAGGCTCTTGAGATGTCGGGTGGAAATCCTGATAAGGCTGATGAATTACTAAATGAGTGGAAGTTATCGGGTGAATACTCCACTAATATTGGAAGTAGAGTTCACTTCTTATTAGAAAAACACTCATTAGACATGTTTAATTATGAGAAAGCAATAAGAGAACCGATATATGAATGTGATCCATTACAAATATTAAAGAGTGACTCTATGGTTACTGCTGGAAAACAATTTTTAGAGGTAATGAAAGAAAGAGGAGCTCATTTAATAGATACTGAAATAGTGTTAGGTCATCCTGAATTGGGTTATACAGGTCAGGGGGATACCGGTTGGTTAATAGAGAATAAAAATAAAGATGGGTATGGTTTTATAATAACAGATTATAAAACAAATAAAGAAAAAAACTTTATTACCCAAAAGTATATTAAACCGATGAGAACCCCTTTTGAATATTTACCAAACAATGCCTTAGGTCATTACCACACCCAATTACCATTTTATGGTAAATTACTGTTGAAAATGTTAGAAGGGACTAAGTATGAAAATATTAAAATTCTTGGGTGCATTATTGTTAGACTAACAGATGAAAGAGAATTTATTGAATATAGAGTTGAAAGAAAAACAATCAACACAATTCTTGAAATGGATATGAAACAATATTTGACTAAACTTAAATAATCAATTATATTATAGTATGGAATTAACAATTACACCTATTTGGTATACAACAACGAGTTGGGACCAAACATTACCAATCAAAGTAAAAATAAACTATATCATAAAATAAAATGGACGATATTATTAAACCAAAGATTGATCTGAGACAACAACAGACAATTAAATGTGAAAAATGTGAGTCAAAGTTCTTCAAAGAGGTAACTATGATCAAAAAAGTACCTAAATTATTAACAGGAAGTCATGAGGACACGATTGTACCATTCCCAACTTATATGTGTAATGAGTGTGGTCACGTTAACTCTGATTTTGAATTATTCATTGACTAATGGAAATTGGAAGAATGACATTGTCCGAAGCATATCCACACCTTAGAAGTGTTGGTCTTGCTTATGGATTAAAATTAAACCGAGTTAAAGATTTTAAATTAGCAAGACTTATCTTGGCAAACCTTTATAGTAGAGAATTAGTATGACACACAAAGAATTTTACATTTGGTTAGATGGGTATCTAACAGGTAAACTTGAAAATAAACACATAGATATTGTACCTATTGTTGAAAAAATGAATGAGGTTAAAGATGAACCACAGGAGTCAGTTAAGATTACTCCATTTGAAAGAATACCAGTACCAATTAACCCTTTTCCAAAGATAGATCCATACTCACCACCATATGAAGTTTATTGTGGAACAAAAGAACAATTAAACGATTAAACGATTAAAAAAAAATATGAAACAAGAAATTAATGAGTCGTCAATAACTCAACAAATTAAAACCCAATTAGAAAACTCTAACTTAGATGTTGTTATCACACCGGTTATGTATGACCCAAACGACTTTACACCTGTGTTAGGTGTATTAGTAAAAAACGAAGATTCAAGTTATAGTAGAAAATACACAATAACGGTTAAACCGAACAATTAAATGATTAAGAAAATAGTACACTTTTCTGATTTACATATCAGATTATATAAGGATCACGATTTATACCGATCAATATTAGAGACGGCAATTGAACAATGGAAGGAATTGGAACCTGATCGTATTGTGTTTACGGGAGATTTAGTTCATTCTAAAAACCAAATGACACCTGAACTTATTGAGTTCGTTGCTTGGATTTTAACTGAATGTTCATTCATTGCTAAAACCGTTATTATACCTGGTAACCACGACTTTTTGGTAAACAATACCGAAAGATTAGATGCTCTTACCCCTATTATTAATTCTTTGAGGAATGAGGATATTGTGTACTACCGAGATAGAGGTGTATATGAGGATGAAAATATAAGTTGGTGTGTTTATTCTCAATATCAAGGTAATATACCACCTGATATTATTGATGGTAAAGGAAGAAAGATTGGTTTATTTCACGGACCAATCGCAGGATTAAAAACTGACTTAGGTTTTGAGTTCGGTGAGGAAGCCTATGAGATTGAAAAGTTTGATGGTCTTGAAACGGTATTATGTGGGGATATTCACAAACGAGCAGAGTTCCAAATAAAAGGGGGTAAAGGTTATATGATCGGTTCCACCATCCAAAACAATATTGGAGAAAGTATTGAAAGACATGGATATGGAATCTACGATGTTGAAACCAAAGATTATTCTTATGTTGATTTACCAAATCCAAAACCATTCTTAAAGTTCTCCATAAAATCATTTGCGGATATTGAGAATGGAACCGAACAACTCAAAAATCTTTAAAAAGGAAATGATGCAGACGGTGTCTGCATTTTGTGAGTCCCAAGAAATTAAGGATGTAGATAATTTTATGTACCTATGTTTCAAACAGGGATTTGATATTAGGAAGTATGGTCTCTTGGGAAAAACACTTAATGAAGGTGAAAAAGACTTAAAAACGGGTGGGATTGAAGAAAAACTGGTGGAAATTGAGGTAATCCGAGAAATACGGGTGGAAGTACCTGTTGAGGTTATCAAAGAGGTTGAAAAAGTTGTCACAAAAATAGAATACATTAGTGACAAAAGTGGTGAAAACGAACTGTTGTTAAAAATACAACAGTTGGAAAGTGAAATGTCTAAAAAGGATTTAGATTTAGACGAACTTAGACGAAAATTAGACGACCCCGTAACAAATAATAACATAAATATGTTACAGAACACACTCCAAAAACTAAGGGGTGAGTTGTCAGAAAAGAATCAAAAAATAAAAGAGTTAGAACAAATAAACAAAGGACTCTTAGATGGTCAACAAACATCAGGAGCCTACCTCTTACGAGGATCAAATTTAAATAAAAGAGTATGATAACACAATTTTTAGTATGGGTCACAATGAGTTATGGGTTAATGAACATTATGGTCTACGGATCAATATTTCAAGGACTAAGAGATTTTTTAGGTAGATGGAAAGATAATAAAAAATTACCTTTTAACTTTTTAGGTAAGTTCCTATCGGGTTTAATCAATTGTCCATTATGTTTCTCAACATGGGGTGGATTTGTTTTATCCTTATTGATATTCTCACCAACAAATCATATATTTAATACACCTTCAACTTATTCATGGTTCTTTGATGGAATTATATCGGCAGGTGCTGTATGGGCAATCAATAGTGTAATAGAGTGGTTTGAAGAAAATAGACCAAGTAATAATTAATAAAAACAAATATAAATGGGAAAAGCAGCAAAAGCGCACAGAGCAAAAGTAGCGAAGAGAAACAATAGACTCGCACAAGAGAAATCAGGAATGCAAAAAGCATTTGACTTATTACTTAAAGAACAATTAGGTAAGTTGGATGCGGAGAAAGAAATTGCGGTTGAAATGGGCGACCAAAGTTTGAACTTTGAGGTAATGGAAGACAGAATTGTTGACCACGCATTCAAGTTCCAACCAAATCCTGAAGCATCGTCAAAAATCAACAAAGAGTTTGAACAAGAAGAACTTCCTGAAGAAGATGTTATGACAAATGTTGAGTACAAGGAAAGAAACATGGAAACAGTTTACGACACTAAACACAATTCTCCAACAAAAGAGGAAAACTAAAAAAGAATGGATTTATTTAATCCACCAAAATTATTTAATTACAACATTATGGTAAAAGAATTGGATTTTTCTAAGTTTGAAAACCCAACGATACAAGTCGTATGGGAAGACATATCTGAAAATTTTACTCAAGACAAAATCAAAAGTGTAAAACATTATTTCCAAAAGAAATATAATACCACCAATGTGAATGTCTTGACTAAGGCAAAGAATGTTGAAACGGATACAATGCAAAGTATTGATGTGTCTGTGAATATATCTGACCCTAACTACCAACTTGATTTATTGAAGAAGTTTATTGAATCTAAGGGTTATGCTGATCACCAAGAAAAGGTGTTATCAATCAATAAAATGGTTGAAAACAAAATGTCTGAGGAGGAAGGTAATCAAGCTCAATTTAAAAAGTGGTACATTAGAAACATAGAATTTTCCAATTTCTTATCATATGGAGAAAATCAAAAGTTAGATTTTGATAAATTAAATGGTATTGTGGTGGTTGAATCAGATCCACCAAACTTTGGTGGTAAAACCGTATTAACGGTAGATTTACTAATGTTCTTATTCTTTAATGAAACAACAAAGACATCAAAGGCTGAGGAAATATTCAACAGGTTCTCCAATAAAGATGTTGTTTCAGTTAAAGGTGAAATTACAATTGATGGTGAAGATTATATTATCGTTAGAAAGATTGAGAGAAAGTTATCCAAGAAAGGAGAATGGAATGTTAAGACAGAATTGGACTTCTTTAAGAAACTTGCTGATGGCAGTTTATTAAACTTTACCGGTGAACAAAGAAGAGAGACTGAAGCGTTCATTAAAGAATCAATTGGGACCAAAGAAGACTTCTTAATGACAATCCTTACAACAGGGTCTAACCTTGAAGAGTTGTTGGAATCTAAACCAACCGCAAGGGGTCAGGTTTTATCTCGTTTCATGGGTCTTGAATTCTTAAAAAGAAAAGAGGAAGTTGCAAAAGAAATTTATTCTGAGTTTACAAAATCAAAGATATCAAACATCTATTCGTCTGAATCATTAAAGACGGACAATGAAGGGTATGAAACCAGAATTACGGATTTAAATGGTGAAATTGAAACATTTAACAATGATTTGTCAAACACCGATCAGGCAATCCTTAAAGGGAAAGAATATCGTGATGATATGTTAAAGAAAAAACATAGCAACATTGATAAGGAGATTAGTTTATTGAATCCAGAAAAAACCAAACAAACAATCAATGAGATTTCATTGGAAAAATCAGGTTATGTTGGTAAGATGAATGAGATTAAGGTGGTAGAACCATCCGAGTTTTATCATGAGGACAAACACGATGAGGTTAAAGAACAATACAATAATGTTTATAAAGAGTCAGTACAGATAGATACGGAGATCACATCAATTAATAAATTAAAGTCTTCAGTTGAAGGTGGAATCAAATGTGAACACTGTGGGATTGAGTTAATGAACGCAGCAATCACCAATGCGAAAATCGCCGAACTTGATGGCTATAAACGGCACAAAGAAGAAAAAACCAAGTTAATGACGGAATTATCCATCAAAGAACAAGGTTTTGTGCAACTGAAAAAAGAGTTTGATGAGTATGAGAAAAACAAACTTATCAAAGAAAAATATGAGGTTTCCATTGAAAGTTGCGATCTTAAAGTTGAGTCGTTAAAAGACAAACTTAAAAGGTGGGAAGAGGTCCAAGATAAAATCAAAGAGAACGACTCAATTGATGCAATGTTAATTAAAGCGGATCTTAGATTGGATGAGTTGGAAGGTAAAAAGAAAACATTAAACACAAACATTTCCAACAACCAATTTATGATTAAAAACTTGAATGATAAGATTGTTAATAACGAAAATATGATTGTTAAAATCAAAGAGGAGGAAGCGAAAGAAAAGATTTATAAGATTTATTTGGACGCTTATGGTAAGAATGGTGTAACCAAAATCATTATGAAGACTATGATGCCAATCATTAACTCAGAACTACAAAGGTTGATGGAAGACTCTTGTTATTTCAAGTTGGAGATTAGAATCAATGACAAAAATGAAGTTGAATTTATGATGATTGATAATGGTACGGGAATTGATAAGTTGATGACAAGTGGATCAGGTTACGAAAAGACAATCGCGTCTTTGGCGTTGAGATCCGTATTGACTAAGATCTGTACTCTACCAAAACCAAATTTGGTCGTGATGGACGAGGTGTTCGGAAAAATATCCAATGAAAACTTGGAAATGGTTTCTGAGTTCTTTATTAAGATTAAAGAATACTTTGAGAAAGTCTTCGTTATAACTCATAATCCTATGGTAAGCCAATGGGCTGACAACACGGTCAAAATCACAAAAGAAAATAATATTTCAAAATTATTGTTATAGATTAAAATATTATTTGTATGTTTGTGTTATGGAAAAAATTAACACATATGAAATAAATTGGAATTTAGTTTCTGAAGGACTTGGATTACCAATTGATAAAACAATAGAAATGTTTGATGATGGTAGAATCCTTGGGCGATTAGGTGAGTTTCTACATGAAAATTCCGAAAGTGGGGTAAGACAAAATGAAAATTCTTCTTTTGATGTTAAAGAAAAGGACAATACAAGAAGTGAAATTAGAACTATAACAGATAAGGTTAGTTTTGCGTCATCCAAAGAAGTGGGGTATGGTAGAAAAGTCACTCAAGAAGGATTTATTGAAAAATTAAATTCTGTTGATAATTTTATACTTATTGATAAAAGAAGAATTGAAGATGGGAAACTTGACACAATTAAATTAACTAACGAGGATGTGAAAAAATTACCGCTAGGTAAAAATAAATCCATATCTAATAAAAAATTTTATAAACAATACGATGGAAATAAATAAAATATATAATGAAAATTGTTTAGATACTTTATCTAAATTACCTGATAATATAATTGATTTAACAGTGACTTCACCACCATATGATGATCTAAGAACTTATAATAACCATATTACGGGTAAAAAAACTGAATTTAATGGTTATTCATTTGATTTTGAAACTATTGCGAAAGAATTATATAGAACAACAAAAAATGGTGGAATTGTTGTTTGGGTTGTTGGCGATGGAACTGAAAAGGGTAGTGAGACTGGAACATCTTTTAGACAAGCCCTCTTTTTTAAAGAAATAGGATTTAATATTCATGATACTATGGTTTACATGAAGAATAATTTTTCTAATCCTTCATCAAATAGATATCACCAAATATTTGAATATATGTTTGTCCTGTCAAAAGGAAAACCAAAAACATTTAACCCAATAAAAGACCGAAAAAATGTTTATGGCGGTCAAATTGGTAGTTGGGGTAAAAATACATCACGACAAGTAGATGGGTCCATGGTTGAAAGAAAGAAAAAAATTATTGAAGAATATGGTCAAAGATATAATGTTTGGACTTATAAAACATCAAAAAATGGGCAAGAAGACGATATTGCGTATAAACATCCTGCAATATTCCCCATACAACTTGTTAAAGATCACATTATTAGTTGGACAAATCCTGGAGATTTAATTTTTGATCCATTTATGGGTAGTGGAACTACAGCTAAGGCATCAATTCAAACTGATAGAAATTATTTGGGTTCTGAAATATCAGAAGAGTATTATGAGATTTGCTCAAAAAGAATTAAATAATTAGAACTAATTCTAATTTTATCCGTATATTTGTAGAACAATCTAAAAAACACATATGAATTACTTACTTTTTGTATATTACGACGACACAGTAGAAAACTCAGAAGAAAGAACAAATGACATTGGTGGTCAAATTTCTGATGTGATGACATCAAAAGAGATTAAATTTATGTTTGGAGATAAACATGCAATTTTTCACTTCGCATCAGATTTATCTTTATTAGAAATGGGAGAATTAATGAACCTTATTTCAGACGAAATCACAGGATTTGAGTTTTTCTTGACTCAAAAAACAAAAAACAACTTCTCAAACTTTCCTGAGGACAACTTAAATCATCTTTTGTCGTTAAGAAAGACGACAAAGAAAAAAACGCCTTTATCACCACCAAAACTAAGAACTAACGATATTAAGGGTGGTGAACCATTTTTTGATATTGCAGATCTAATCCTTAATTTTAAGAGACCTGAAGTTTGTAATCTAACGTTAGATGAATTGCTTGACAAAATGGTTGACGAAGGAAAAGACTCGCTAACAGACTTAGAGAAACAAAAATTAGACGAATATTCAAAATCACTTAATTAAAAATATGAAGGACAAAAACACGAGTGCCCCTATCAATCAGGATGAGATTTACCACTACCTTAAAGACATTAGAAAAATTAAGGTAATGACCGCAGAACGAGAACGTGAGTTGGCAAAACGAATGAAGTCTGATGACCTTACGGTTATAGAGAAACATGACATTGAGCAAGAACTCTTAACAGGTAATCTACGTTTTGTTATCACGGTGGCAAAACAATACCAAAATCAAGGTTTGGATTTATCGGATCTTATTGCTGAAGGTAATTTAGGTTTGATGAAAGCGATTAAAAACTTTGATTGGAACAAAGACCTAAGATTTATATCTTATGCTGTCTGGTGGGTTAAACAATCTATCATACAATCGCTTAACGACAACTCAAGAACTATTCGTCTCCCGGTGAATGTGGTTCAGGACCTTCACAGAGCAAAGAAAGAACTTGAACAGAGTGGTAAGAAACTTGAAGATAAGTTTGCGACCCTACCTTCAATTATTGATTTGGATATGAATATTAACGAGGAAGGCGACACACTTATTGATATGATTGAGAATAAAGATGCTGAAGCTCCTGACGCAGCATTTCACACAAAAGACCTTCTTAAAGATAAATTGTTTTCTTTATTGGATGTACTTGACGAGAGAGAAAAGGTTATTGTGGGTGATTACTTTGGTCTTACAGGAACACCTCGTACTTTGGAGGACATCGGATCTGACTTCGGTTTAACGAAAGAACGTGTCCGTCAAATTAAAGAGAAAGCACTTCGTAGATTACGAAATGATTGTAGTGAATTATTTGACTATTTATAGTAATAGATCTACCTGTCAGAATACATTTAGAACAACCACGGTCAGAATACCGTGGTTTTTTTATGCAATTATTTGCAATTGACCTTTTTTGTTTATAAGGGTTTCTATTTCCTTATAGATATTTTTTTAGGATATTTATCAAATAAAACAATTTAAATGAACAAGAAATTTTTACCCTGGTTTTTACTATTCTGTGCTATTGGTCTTTCAGGTACGGCAGCATATTATAGTGTTGTAGGTTTATCAATCATATTCTCTGCAGTTGCTCTCCCCGTTATTATAATGGGATCATTTTTGGAGATATCAAAAATTGCGATTGCAACATACCTTCACGATAAATGGAAGGAAACATATGGATTATTAAAGATCTATTTAACCATCGCGTTGGTTACACTATCAGTGTTAACCTCAATCGGTATTTACGGATTATTATCAACAGGATTCCAAAAGAACATTGCGGGACTTGAGATCAATAACAAATTGATTGATAATATTGAGGTTAAGAAAACACGATTTGAGGAAATAAAAGGTGATTATCAAAAAGAGAAAGAAGGTTTGGATAAAGACATTACCAACCTTAGAAACGCCTTATCCAGCAACACAACAACCCAAAGTATTGATAGAAACACAGGTCAGGTTATTACTCGCGCAAATGGTGGCAATAGAAAGGCATTTGAGTCTCAGTTGAATGTTGCTCAATTAAATAGAGATGGTATATCCAAAAAGATTGAGGGACTTAACGATAGTATTACACGATTGGATATGGAAGTCTTAGATCTTGCGTCCGCTGAGATTGAATCTGGTGAGTTGGGAGCTATTAAATATTTAAGTGAGATTACGGGATGGGATATTAAAAAGACTGCAAACTTTTTCATTTTAATGTTAGTATTTGTATTTGATCCATTGGCGATTGCTTTGGTAATTTCTACAAACCAAGCATTTAAAAATATTAGAAGAAAAGAAGATGAAGATGAGGTTAAACCCGAATATGAGGAATACCCACATCAAGACGAAGTTGAGATTCCCGAAAGTTATTTAACCTATGTCACCCCCCAAGTAACCCCCCAAGTAACCCCCCAAGTTGAGCCACAAATTATTGAGAGAATTGTTGAGGTCCCTGTTGAGGTCATTAAAGAAGTTGAGAAAATTGTTGAGGTTCCTGTGGATAGAATTGTTGAGGTAGTTAGAGAAGTACCCGTAGATAGGGTAGTTGAGATTGAAAGACAAGTTGAAGTCCCCGTTGATAGAATAGTGGAAGTGGAAAAGATTATTGAGGTACCATTCAAATACTATGTGAATGATAACGGTGACATTTTTGACGAACAAGGAAGTCAGGTTGACGAAAGAATATTCAATAAAAAATTGGAAGAACTTGAAAAAAGAATATTAACATATAAAAAGTAATATATGGAACTTATTGAGAAAGTGGTTGAGAATAACTTTAAGAAGGGGGGTAAAAAAACTCAGATAGTTCTTACCCACACCTCAAGAAACTTATTTGATTATGTAACATCTATTAAGTTTAGATTTGGTGGTAAACCAATAAAATTACCACATTATTTAATCGGTAAAGATGGTAAGGTCTTAAATGTTTTAGAGGACGATAAAAATGGAAAATACCTCAGCTCAGAGAAGGTAAATAACAAATCTATTGTCATTTGTTTAGAAAATTTGGGTTGGCTTGAAAAACAACCCCTAAAAAACTATCACATAAACTGGATTGGGAGTATTTATAGAGAAAAAGTTTTTGATCGTAAGTGGAGAGATTACTTTTTTTGGGATCCATATACAGACATTCAGTTGGAAAAAGCGGCTGAGTTATGTAAAGAACTCTCAGAAAAACACGGAATCTCACTTCAATGTATAGGACACAACACAAAGATTAAGGGTGTTGATTCTTACTTTGGTATAATCACAAGATCAAACTTTGACGAGTTTGCCACCGACATAAGTCCGGCATTTGATTTTGAAAAATTTTTAAAACTATTAAAAAATGAATAGATACGATGAAATTAGATCTTTAGTGGAAGCATCTAGAAAGGCATTAAATAAAAGAACGTTGAGTGAAGTTGAGGATATCAGAAGAACTCACGGTTTTTTACTTGAACAAGATATGGGCCCTGAGGATGAGGCAACTGAAACTGACACAGAATTAGATCAGGATGATGAGTATGAAACAGCACCAAAAGATTCTGATGAAATTGGTAAAAAAACCGACAAACAAAAGGCATATAAAGTAATGAACGATATCATCGTTTTACATGGTAAAGATAAATCAAGCTTACAATTAACAACAGACGAAAAAAATGCATTCACTTCAAGTATGGACGAGTTCAGACAAGAAGTTGCAGAAATCGTTGATTTTGGTAAATTAAATGTGTACCAAGAAAATGTTGAATGGAATGGTAAAATTAAAGAATTGGATTTAGAGTTTTTCTTTACGATTGATGAAACTGATGGTTTATACATCAATGGTCAAATGATACATATTGACCAAGATTATATTGAGATGGTTGCTAAATTACAAGGGTATTACCAAAAGTTCAAAACTAAATGGAGTAAAGTAATTGCATCAAGACAAACAAGTGACGCGGAATGAAAAACTTTTTAATTAAAAATTGGAAAAATGTTGTTCTTGGATTATTGGGAATAATATTTATTTATCTACTTGTTAGAGTATTAACACCGGCAAAAGACATGTCAGAGTTAAACAAATACAAATTAGAACAATTAGATAAACACATAAATGAAATGAAAGAACTTCAGAAAAGTTTAAGTGACTCAATTCAAGCCTACGAGAATAAGATTGATCAAATTGACGATAAAATATCTCACATAAAAATTGAAAAAAAAGAAGTTAACAATTTTTACACAGAGAAAAAAGAAGAAATAAAAAGTGCTGACAAAAAACAAATTGACAGCCTATTAAGAAAAAGATACGGATTCTAATATGAAAAAATTGATTATGTTATTTTCCTTTTTGATGGTCACATCTTTAACGATGGCACAGAAAGGTATTGAGGACACATCAGAAATGTGTATGCCGTATTCGGTGGCTCAAAAAATCCTTCTTGATTTGAACGACTATGATAGAGTTAAGCAAATTAACGCTTTAAATGAAAAAGAAATTAAAGAATTAAATAATAAGATCATTTATCAAGAAAAGATAATAATGACTTGGGAGGAAAAAGATTCTATTAACGGTGTTATCATTGCAAAAACGGAAGAGAAAGTTGAAATTTATAAAGAGGAGAATAAAACTTTGGCTAAAGAGAATAAAAGACTAAAAACCAAAAACACTTTATTCACAATCATATCAGGAGCGATTATCGCACCATTAACTTATTTATCGGTATTTAAATAATGGCATTAAGCTCAACAGAAAAAAAAGAAATTGAAGTTTTAATCAGAAAAGAGATTAAAGACTTTATGGGGTCAACAACCGCAAAACAATTTGAGGATAAATTGATGAATAAAATATCAAAAGATATTCAAAGAGGTAAATTAGAAAAAGACGTTAAAGAGGTCATAATCAAATCTTTCCGAGAATTTTATACGTTGATGTATCAACAAAGAAGTTTTTGGGAATCTAAATTCAGAAATGCGTAATGGAAGATGTAATTCAAAAAATGAAAGATGGTATAACAAGTAAACTTGCAGGAGAACCTGAAGCAAGAAGAGATACCCTTAAAGCATTCCAAAACTTGGATGAGGCTGACGATATGAGTCATTTTTTGGATTATTTAAAAGATAAGAATCAAATTGGTGAGATTTATCAAGTAATTAAAAACAGAAAATTATCAAATAACGAAATTAAAAAAAGATTAAGAACATACCTAAAAGACCCTGAACATTTAAGGGATTTTTTAAGCGCAATTTTAAATTCAAAAGGAACTAAAAAAAGTGAGGAAAAAGAGGCAACAGGATCAGGTAGTGCTGGTGGATTTGAAGCTCCATTATTCTCAACAACTAAGGGTGATCTTGTTACCGGTGTTAAAACCGTTAGGGAACAATTAGAAACAACTGAAATGGCCGAAGAAGGTGAAGATGTTGTTAAAGCTGAAACTAAAGAAGCAACCGGATCATCATCATCAGGACAATATAATCAACCATCAATATGGGCAAAATCAATGAGTAAGAAAGATTTTAGAGGTTATTCTAAAACACAACTACCTGGTGGTAAATTCGTACAAGTTAAGGAGAAATGTAAAAAATTCCCATACTGTAATCAAGGTGACATAAAGGCTCTTAAAATATTTGAAAACGAGTCTGTACAAAATGCGATAGAGAGTGTCTCGGGCAAGTATAACCTGGATAAAGAGTATATTTCTGAAATTGTGTATCAACAAATCAGAAAAAGACAAAAATAAAGATATTTATTAGAAAAACAAAAAAGATGAACAAACGTGATTACATCCAATCAAGAATAGAAAAAATCTTGAAAGAAAACATAGATGAGAAGGCAGACGCAATCTTACAAAGATTAAACTATAAAAAAGAAGCACCATTTAATCCAGAAGGTAGTCCATTTGATTATGTTCAAGAGGGAGATGGTGAAACTTGCGAACAATGTGGTAGTGAAATGAAAGAAGGTGAAGCTTGTGAACAATGTGGGGCAAAGGGTGAAGTTATGGAACTTGGTGGTATGGATGACGGACACCCAAGATTTGGAAACAAAAACTTATCTAAAATATCTAAAGATGAATTAGATGCAATATTACATGGTGATGACGAAGAAGAAGAATTTGATTTTGAGGACAATGACGACGATGAGTGGGAAGATTTAGATTATGAAACTAATTGGGATGAATTAGAAGAAAATGAATTGGAAGAAAAACTTTACGGTGGACAAAATAAGTTAGATAAAAATAAAAACGGAAGATTGGATTCTGAGGACTTTAAAATGTTAAGAAGTAAAGAAATGAAAGAAAAACTTTACGGTAGACAATCTAATTTAGATAAAAATAAAAACGGAAGATTGGATTCTGAAGACTTTAAAATGTTAAGAAGAAAAAAACACATTGAAGAATATACTATGGGTGATGACGATATTGAATCGGTTAAAGCTTATGGTGATGACTCAACAGATAGTCCAAATATTACCCCAAAAAATTTATCAAGAGCCAGAGTTAAAAATGTTGGTGACAAATACCAAAGAAAAGTATCTAAAGAATTTGATGACTACGAAAGTGAACAACAAGAAGGTGCCTTATATGAGATTGAAATTGAAAGAACAAACGGTAAGGAATCCGCATTATTTACTGAATCCGAAGTTATTGATATGATTGAAAAAATCATTAGAGAACAAGCGAAAAAATTTAAAGCGGGAAAACAACCTCGTGGATATACTGAATACGAAAGAGTTCACAAAGCAGACAAAAAAGAGGAAGATGATTACATGAAACTTTTAGCTAAAAAAATGAAAGATTATTTGAAAGATTCAACTAAAGGTGAATTTAAAGAAAATCCTGAAAAGTACCCTCAAACTAATTACGATATTGATAAAGATGCTAAGGTTAAAAAATACACACCATCCCAAGCGGTTGATGATTACCAAGATGCATTCTCTTACCCTGGTATGACAAACTTAGTATACGATGAGATCAAACCAAATGATAAAAATATTGAGAAATATTTGAAGGGTGATAGTACAACAGGAAACGCTCAAGTTGATAAAGATGGTAAGGCGTTAGGTAATGTGGTACCAAGTGAAGTAGGTGAGAAATTCTATAAAAACTATAAAGAAAATCTTTACGGTCAAGAACAACAAGATGCTTCATATAAGAGACAACCACAACCTGTTGATCAGGCTGGTGAAGATACTGAAAGAGGTTCATTAAAGTCTAAGAGAGGTAAAAAGACATCACAATCAGTTTTAAATAAACTTGAAGAAGGTGTTAATGACAAAGAAACTCAAAAGTTAACTGAGGAATTTGACAGAATGAAATCGTTAATGGGTTATACAGATAAGACTCAATAATTTACAAATAGTAAGTTATATCCTATAATTTTTTCATAGTCAAAAACTATGGATAATTTTCTAAACTACATAACAAAACATTTAGACCCTGAACAAGTTGATATCTGGTTCAGGGTTAATAATATTATACCGGAAAAGATGGAGTTGTATTACGAACTATCTTATTCGTTATATCTTTTAATTTCGGGTACCTACTTAGGTAGTTCTGATGATGGTACAGAAACAAAGGTTAAGATGGATCAGTTGGACAATCAAAAACACTTTGATTGGTGTTGGGACAGAACCATTAACAATTTCAAAAAGGAAAATATAATATTTGGAGAAAGAGGTGAACACTATGATTACTTCAGATCGTTCTTCAACGACATTTTTTATAATCAAGATAAGGTAACAATAAAAAATTCAATAGACGTATTTTTTGACGATCTATTTAATCGGGATAAACCATTTACTCAGGTTGATTTAGATTTGATTTTCAATATCTATAAAACTTTAGACAAAAATCTTATCCTATAAACTTTACAAATTGGGTTTAACACCTATTGTAATACAAATAAACAGTAATTTTTATAGAAATGGAAACATTAGAAAAAATTAAAGAACTAACTGAGCAATTGAGTGCGGATGTAAATAAATTCTATGCAGGTAATAATAGTGCTGGTACAAGAGCTAGAAAAACTTCACAAGAATTGAAAAATCTTATTCAAACACTTAGGACAGAAATCTTAGAAGAAAGAAAAAAATAATTATGTTAAAATTGGATACCTTATTTTTATTTGTGTTTGTACTATCTACAATATTTTTATTTAACGTTATTTTTAAAGTTGTAGCCTCAATCTTGAGTAGTGTACCCAAACAAATACAGTACGACACATTGGAAAGGGTATCCAATTATTTTTTCATATCTTATTTTATAACCTATTTAATTATTAACATAATATGAGTATGTATAGCGAACTAAAAGACATCTTTACTTATTTAGTGTCGGTTAGAAAACTTAAAAATTATATTTCCGTTGACATACAATTCCCAAAACAATGGAAAATACCTAAGAAGTATGTTAACGAAGATAAGATAGTTGAGAATGACAAAATTGATCCTGATTACAGGTTTTTTTCATTTGTTACAGAATTTGATGAAAAGGTTCTTAACGAAACCGTTGGGAATGTTAAGAACATCATAGCGTATAACAAAGAAATTGAATTAAAAGAAAGATTGTTAAAACAAAAAATTGACGAACTTAAAAGAATTTTTGAAACTGAGAATATTGAAAGTTTGCAATCCTTAACATTTGATATACTTGAAGAAAAATTAGACGATGGAGAAGAAGTTATTGACACCGGAAGAGAAGCAGATTGAGTGGCTTAAAAATGAGATGGAAAAAGATAAAATGCAACTTGATAAAGAAAAACAAGAGATAATTGAATCTTTAAAACATCTTAAAAAAGAAGAAATTATTAAACCAAAAGAGGAACTTACCCTATGGAAGAGAATAAAGAAAGTGTTGTTGGGATATTAGAACAATTGGCGGTTATTACCGACGCAACGCAAGTATTATTCCCACAAGGTAAAACAATCATGGTTTTTGAGTTGAACCGAGAAGACTTCAAACACGTTCAAGGGAATTTTAGAGGTATTGATCAATACCACAACAAATTTTCAATTGATATATCTGGTGTGGAATTAGTTTTTATTTTGGAGGGTGAAGTCAATTATGATGACCCAACTGAAATTAAAGTTGAAGAACCACCATCATTAAAGAAAAAATTAAGAAATCTTTTTTCTAGGTTTAAAAGTAGTAGTCCTCCTGTAAAGTGAGGACTTTTTTATTCCCTTACTTTCCAAAAGGTCGTAAAGGTACTTTTTTTGGGGTTTAGATGTCTCACTAACGATTATAGTATCCATTCTTGAGTTATCCAACATAAAATCACTTAAAGAGTCTAAGAACCGTAAAGATTCATTATCATTCTTAAATGAGAATAGGTTAATTTTATCATCGTTCTGTAAAGCAACCTTATTGTTTACTCGTGATAGTAATTTAACTTGTGTTTTTGGTAGATACTTTTTAAGGAAAACCTCAAAGGTTATTTTTTTATTCTCATTAACATCAAATATTTTATCTGGTAACTTATAGTCCGACACCTCAATTAGTTTATAGTCGGGGTCATCTAATTCAACCTTTACCTGTCTACCCATATTATCCCTAACAAAATAAAGATCAAAATTAGTTTGAGTCTTTTCCAGTAGACCCAATTCAAAGAAACAATCTTCAGCATTTTCAATACGAGTATCAAATACCACTGATTCACTCTCCTTTTTTAGTTTATTATAAAAGGCTTGTGCACGTTCTTTGGTTACAAACTTGTTGATTATTTTTTTTCTTTCTTTATTTTTGAATAATACTACTAAGTAATTCATACCAATAATATAAATAACAATAAAAATAAATGAACGCTGACAATTATTACGAAAGTTTGGGAGTCCCCGAAACAGCAACACAAGACGAAATAAAAAAGGCGTACAGAAAGTTAGCCAAAGAAAATCACCCCGATGCCGGAGGTAATGAGGAAACATTCAAAAAGATATCGGTAGCATATGATACCTTAGGTGATAACCAAAAGAGACAACAATACGACCAACAAAAAAACAACCCATTTGGTAATTTTGGGGATATATTCTCTTCAATGTTCAATCAACAAAGACCCCAACAACAACAAAGACAAAATCATACAACCACTATTTCTGTGAACATAGGTGTATTAGATTCATATAAGTCAGATAAGAAAGCGTTAACATATAAAAGACAAATACCTTGTGATCCTTGTAGTGGTACAGGTGGGGATAAAAAAATATGCCCTACTTGTGGTGGGTCAGGATCTGTCATTAGACAAGTTGGCACAGGAATGTTTGTACAAGTTGTTCAAATGGGGTGTGACACTTGTCGTGGTACCGGTAAAATGATAGTAAACGCATGTTTCCTTTGTCAAGGTGTTGGAACCAAAGGTGAGGTTAAAACACTTGAGATTCAATTACCTCATGGTATAGATAATGGTCAGTTTGTTAGACTACAAGGAATGGGTGACTATAGAAATGGTGTATTTGGTGATTTAATTGTTAGGTTGAATGTTGAACCACAAGATGGGTTTGATAAGGTTGAGAACCATTTAATATATAATGCCTTTTTAAATATGGACGACCTTAAAAATGGTAGTTTACTTGTACCTCATCCTGATGGAGAACTAACTTTAAAATTACCAAAAGTAGTTGACACATCAAGACCTTTAAGAGTTAAATCAAAAGGATTCAAGTTAGATACCGTTGGGGATCTAATGGTTAATCAATATGTTAAATTTGAGAGGGATTAGAATAGAGAGTTAACGTCTCTAAATATTGCGTATAGACCATACAACGCCAAAGCAAATATTATACCACCAGCGGTCAAAACCAACGTTTGAGTATTTTTAATTTGTTTACTATCTTTACAAGTAGCACATTTAACTTCGGTTGCCTTTTTCTCTTCCATGACTATAATTTAATTAAGTAAGTGTTGAAAATAAATATTAAAATAATATTTATTATTTGACGCACTTTTTCTATATTTCTTAATATTTATATAATATGATCAAACCAGGAAGACCAAAAAAAAATGAAGAAAATAAAAAGGTAAAATACGGTATTAGTATTGACCGATTTTTATTTGATAAAATGAAAAATGAGGAGATCAGCATTTCCAAATTTATCCAAGAATTGGTGAAGGAACATTATGATAAGAAAAAAATTTAATGAAGATTATTTTGAGGTAATAGATACTCCTGAAAAGGCTTATTTACTTGGTTTTATTTTTGCGGACGGATGTTTAATTGATAACCCAAAAGAATATAGATATAAATTAAACATCAAGATTCATAATAAAGATGAAGATATACTTAAAAAGTTTATAACTTTATTAGATAGTGAAGTTAAAATATGGAGAAGTAACAATAGAGATATTTGTGAAATTGGGTTTTCTAGTAAAAAAATGATAAATGATTTAAAAAATATTGGACTACACCAAAATAAAACATATACAATAGATTACCCCAAAATTGATGAAAAAATTGAAAGACATTTTTTGCGAGGATATTTTGATGGTGATGGGTGTATTAGAATTAGTGAAGATAAAAGAGACCAATCTAAACGAGGGGACTTGAGAATTGTTGGGGGTTCAGTTAAGTTTATAGAAACTTTAAATGAAAGAATGGGTAAACTATTCGGAGTTAATGTTAATAAACTTTATGGTCCAAAGAATAAACAATATAGATTTATTGGTTGGGCAGGTATGTCGGACATTGAACGAATTTACGATGGATTTTATTCTGACACAGACTTGTTTTTAACTAGAAAAAAGATTATCTTTGATGAGGTTATTGATATAATCAGAGATAAAAATAAATACAGAAAAAAATAATAATTTTGATTTCATATATTGGTGGTAAGAGTAGAATAGGTAAATGGATCGTTCCATTTTACGATAAAAATATGGAGGTATATGTAGAGACCTTTGGCGGAATGTTTTGGTGTTTTTTTAATATGGACCTAAAACAGTTTCCTAATTTAAAGAAAGTTGTGTATAACGACTTTAACCCGCTGAACTACAACCTCTTCAAATGCGTTCAAAACCCAACAGAACTATTGAAAGCAATTAACGCGATTGATTGTCAAAAGTTGGGTGTAGAACCAACCCCACCGATCTATAAAGAACAATTTATCAGCTTTCAGGCTGAATTATTTGCTGAGAATTTCAGCGTAGAACCTGGCAATTATGAGGTTGCGGCAAAATACGTTTATATTCTTACACAAGTTTTTAGTGGATCAAAACCAGAAAAATCAAATTTTATTGACTTAAAAGGGAAATATAAATCAAAATATCTTACCTTTAGAGACAAGTTAATGAAACCTGATTGGATTGAGCATTTCCTTAAGATTACAGAAGTGGAGAATATGGACTTTGCTGATGTGATTGAGAAATATGATTCACCAACAACTTACATTTATTTGGATCCACCTTATTGGAAAACAGAGAATTACTATTCAAATCATGATTTTGATAGAGAAGACCACGAACGTTTGGCGAACGTATTACACAACGTACAAGGTAAGTTCTCATTGTCTTATTATGACTTTGACATTCTTAAAGAATGGTTTCCTGAGAACCAATATACTTGGGTTAAGAAGGAGTTTGCTAAAGCGGCTTCAGCTAAAAAAGGGACCAAACAAAACATGGGTGAAGAACTACTTATTATGAATTATTAATTTTTTTCGTTAATCTAATATTTATTATAAAAATATCGTTATGTCTATTCGTTTCACAAACATTTTAAAAGACCTTATTGTTGAAAGCTCAAGGTTCCAAGTATTATACGACAAATTCGTAAAACCACCAAAAGGGGGTAAAGGAATTATTCCTTTTGAAACACTATTTGCGTTGATCGCTGCCGATCCTACATCAAAATTCCCTGATGGAATGGATGTTGATAATGTTAAACCGGCAGACATGGAACGAGTAAAAATTGGTAAATATGCTCAGTGGTTGTTGAAAAACTTTATCACACCTAAATTGGAACCAAATCACCCATTAAATATTTTGGATCCTCAATCAGGTCAATATAAATCAGCTTTAAAAGAGTTTCAAAGCCTATTCTTAGAGGATTTATACAAGGTAACTGGTGACTTACAAAAATTTGAAAGATTTAAAAACAGAATACCACAAGAATTTCGTGATATCAACAAATTAACACCTGAAACTTTATACGATCAAGTTAAGGACTTCAGTTTGGAAAAAACTAAAGCGACTAAAGACGAGAAAAAAGAGGCTTCTAAAACATACGAACACCCTGGTGCTGATGTTGTTTATCGTGGTCAAGATTGGACGGTGGCTAAGATTGCCGACACAGGTCAAATTGGTAAAGATGCGGCTTGTTTCTATGGTGGATCTTATCAAGAACCATCTAAAGGCGAAACAAGATGGTGTACATCATCTCCTGGTTTAACTTGGTTTGATCGTTACATCAAAGACGGACCATTATATGTCGTAATTCCAAATAAGGGTGCGGCACATCAAGGTGATAAAGAGTATGGCGATGTTTCTGGACTTCCAGCACTTCGTTACCAATTCCACTTCCCATCAAATCAATTCATGGATCCATCAGATAGACAAATCAATTTGATTGACTTCTTGAATACAAATGAAGAAGGTTTAAAACAATTCTTCAAGCCTGAGTTTATGAAATCGTTGTCGGGCGAAAAAGGAACTAAAGTTCAGGTTGAATACCCTAATGATTCGGCGTCTAAGTTTATTGCTCTTTATGGGTTTGATGAGTTCTTTCAATCGTTACCGAATAATCTACAGAGATTTACATTTAAGAATTCAAGTAAAGATAAGTTCTCTTTAAACATACCTAACGATATTGCAAGATTTAAAGATCTACAAGCACTTAACCTTGTTGGTTGTGTATCATCTCTCCCTGATGCTATTTGTGACTTACCAAACTTACAATACTTGTCTTTGGTGGATAATTCAAACCTACAAAAATTACCTGAGTGTTTGGCAAATATGCAAAACTTGATGGTGGTTAATGTGCCAGGAGCGGCAGGTAAAAACATCATTCCTCAATCATTATACGATCGTCAGGAACAAGATGAAGATTTCCACATCTTTGAATAACAGTTTTTTATAGTAAATTATTTTAATTCTTTATATTATGGGTCCTATTTTAAAAAAAATTACAGAATTATCTCAAACTGAAGGCATATCAGAAGAAACAAAAATCGCTTTAACTATGTTAAAAAATGAAGTTAAAGAACTTGAACCAAGAGTAATTAATGATGCTTACTCAAAAGGATATATGGATAAAGAAAGTAATAAAAGACCCACTTGGGATTACTATAAAGCAAAACACTATTGTTATTTTTCAGAAATGAAACTTGGCCAATTGAATTGATTTTCGTATCTTTGTGTTATGGAAAATCTTAACACGTTAGAATTACCCGAAATAAAGAACCTATGCAAACAGTACGGTATCGGGGCTGTTGGTGATAAAAAATCACTAATCAAAAAATTAAAATATTTCTTGGATCCTATTGAAGATGTGTTGAACACACATCCTGGTAGAAAATTGCAAAAAGACCAAAAGATTGTTGGTGTCAAAGTCAGTGAAAAAGAAAGACTTAATTCTATAATAAAGAATAAAGGTCAGTTCCTATATTATTCATTGGGATATCAATATTATTTGGTACAAGAATAAACTATGAAGTATTTATATAAAAAAAGTTTATGAAAAAGAACATTAAAGAAGAATTGCAGGACATTAAGTTCCTATTCAACTATAAGGCAGGTAAAGTGTTATCAGAACAATCTACAGATGATGTGGTTAGTTTTGATATGAACACTACTGAAATGGAAGAACAACGTGAGGTTGAAGTACCCGTTAGACCTGATGTTGACACACCAACCAAACCTAAAAAACCGGGAACACCATACCGTCCAAAACCAGGACCTAAAAAAGCACCTAAAGCAGAAAAAGGGGAGATGCCTGATTGGTTATCATTTGACGCACTAGGAATTGATATTGAATAATATGAAAGATTTAAACAAAAAATTACACACGGAAGGTCTGACCAAAAAAGAATTTTTGCGTCTTGTTGAAGCACCTATTGATTATGAAGGTCCTGAAAGAATGGAACCGGGAATTGAAAGAAAAATTACCGGTAAACAAACACCTTATCATGGATTCCCTGCTGTTCCTGAAATGGACAGAGACTTTATTGAGTTAATATCTTCTAAAAGATTTAAAGACTCTGTTGATAAAGTAAGAACTGCGATGGGTAATACAAGAGCCATTCAAGGAGACAACCCATTAAATGGATTGATGATGACCGTAATGCAATCAATGCAACGATTGATCATGATCCAAATGCAAAACAAGAAAAGACTTGAGGATTTGGCTGTTGAGTTAGTTAGAACTGAAATGGGTATTCCTGAAGATGCGATGCAATTCAAGGCAGAACTTGTAATGCAACCTATGGGTCCAGCAGGAGGAATGCAAAACGAACCTGAAATGCCAAGTGAAGAAGAGGTTGAAGAATTTATGGGTGACATGGAAGAATTTAATTTGGAGAGATCCAAAAGAAGATTCATTAATTCACTTATTCAAGGAGCGGCATTCAAAGGAGGACATATGTTTAACTTGGTAAGAAATGAGATTAACGATATCAATCCACAATTGATGGATTTGTACACAACAACACAAGCCCTTATGGAACACGCTTATTGGATCTTTCCTGATATGGAAGGAATGGCTGGTGGTGGCGGTGGACAGATGGGTCAATCAGAAGTTGATGAAGAGACAGATCCACCAACGGTTAAAGCTAAGGCGGTTACATTCCCATTATTGGTTCACGAATTAGTTAAAGGTGTGTATGAGATTTTTGGAACACACGGATTACCTGATGATCCAAAACAACAAGAAATGATCTTAAATGCTGAGGATACATTACCTGCAGAGATTTGGGATTCTCGTTTAGGTCCAATCTTCTGGGAAAAGTTTATGGCAACATACCCAATGGAATTATTTGATGAGGACAAAAAACACATCCAACATTATCTATTTATGAGATTCTCAGCTCTTGATGCGAGAGAGTTTATGAGAGTTGCAAAACTTATTTTGAGTGGTGACCCAAGAGGTAACAAGTTCATCCAAGATATGGTTAATGATATTGTTAGAGAGTTGAAAGACCAAGACTATCGTGACGCTATGGGCGATGAGGACGATGACGATTTGAGTGGAATTGATTTTAGTGATTTAGGTCTTTAATTTTTGACACCCAATCATAAAAGGTTTATATTTGTTATATGAAGAATATAGATTGTGAAATATATATAAGTCAGATGATTACGTTTTTTGAAAACAATCCTGGTGACTTTATGGATTTGGTTGGTGACGTTCAGAAAGAAGACTTTTATAAAAAGATCAGAGAACAAAGTCTAAAGAACTTGGAAGAGGGTAATGATTATGTTTTAACCAAACAACAAATTATTGATATTGTTGTTGAATTAAAAGTACCTGAGTTAAATGACAGGTTGAAAATTGAAAAACACATATTCAAGACAAAGTTTGGGGATATAATTTTGAACTAGAAAGGAGACCACGAATAAAATCGTGGTTTTTTTATTTAATTTTTTGGTATTTATAAAATATTACATATCTTTGTATTGTTATGATAACAACTTGAGTTTGTGACTTGCAAGTATAAAAAAAAGTTACTTCATCATTTTGAGGAATGGTGATGGCAATCGAAAAGGAGGGGCGTATCCCCGAATACACGTAACTGTGGTGATTGTCGGTTTCCCTGTATACAGCCAAACAGGCGTTTTGTAACTTGACGATAGAAAGTTATAAAAAGGACGGACTTTTGTTCGTCCTTTTTTTATATATGAGTTATTTTTTTTAACTCAGGTGTGTCGTGAAATTTTGCGCCTTTTATTTGGGTTATTAACATAATATTATAAGTCCCTTTTGACTCTTTTGATATTAATAATATTGTACTATAATCACCTTGTCTTAATAAGATGTATTTTTTTTCGGGTTGAGACCAACTAACTGAATTGTCAATAAAATCATTAATTTTATTTTTACTATTGAATAATAAATCAATACCCTCAGTTTTACTTGGGTTTTTTATTTTAATATCTTTATATTTTCCTGACTTATAATCAGGTTCATTGACCCTAAAAAGTCTTTGTATCCAGTGATCTGTAACTTGGATACTAAAGTTTTTTTTACAGGTATATTTTACTAAATTATTTTTTTTATCAATTTTTTCTTTGATGTCGCTACACCAAGAATTATTAATTGTTGGAGGCCAATTATATTTACTCTCTATGTATTTTTTTAATTCGTAATAAAGTGATTTAGGGTATTCAATTGTTGCATTACCTTCGTTGAGTAAAAAACTATTGAATGAGGAATCCAATACTATTTCATTAAGGTGAATTTCCGTCAATTCAATATGTTCCTTTAAAACCCTTCTTATAATTTGTTTCATAATAATAAATATTTATATAATAATATTTTGCAGAATAGAAAAATACATTATCTTTGTAAGAGTCAAACAAAAAGAAATATATGAGTTATGAAAACAATAGAGGTTACATTACAGGAAATATGGCAAGCAACTAGACCTATCGTGCAGAAAAGTAAGAAAGAATATACTCGTAAACAAAAACACAAAAACAAAGAAAAAAACTAAACTATGATATACACACCTGAACTTATTAAATCAATTGCTCCGGCAATATTCGCAACCGCACCTTCTGTGAAAATGACAAACAAGTATGAGTTTGTCCCTACCAATGAGGTAATGGAACTTTTTGAAAGAGAAGGTTGGGAATTGTCATCTGTTAAACAAACTGGTAAAGGAGCCCACAACGTACACGAGTTGAAATACCGTAACAGTCAATTACCAAAAGTTGGTGATACTGTGGTTGAGGCGGTGATCCGTAACTCTCACGATGGAACCGCAGCATTCTCAATGGGGGCAGGATTGTTCAGATTGGTATGCTCAAACGGACTTACGGTTCCAACAGCCGTGGCGGAGAAATTCACAATCAGACACAACCACTTCTCTTATGATGACGTGAAAGAGTTGGCAGATTCATTCTCAAAGAAACTACCAAAAATTGAAGCATCAGTTAACCGAATGATGGAACGTCAGTTGACAGAAAAAGAGAAACTTCGTTTGGTGAGTGATGCGGTTAAGATCAGATGGGCCGTGGGAAGTGCTCCTGTATCATTAGACATGAGTGACATCCTTACACCATTCAGACCTGAGGACGAGGGAAGTGATTTGTGGACAACCTTCAATGTAATCCAAGAGAAAATGATGAAAGGTGGATTCTCTTACAAGACTCAAAGAGGTAGAACAACAAAGTTACGAGGGATTCAAAGTATCCAAACCTCAAACCGATTAAACACAAAACTTTGGGAAGCGGCGGAGTTATTGTTAGTATAAAAAAATACGGGGGTCAATGACCCCCTTTTTACATCATGGAAAAATTTAAACACGAAAAAAAGTTTTTAGAAAACTTAACAGATAAGACTAATGAGTTATTCTCAATAAATGAGTTATACGATGGACACGGATTAACACCTCAGGAGTTATTTAATAGACCAAAATTTATGGAACATTTTTTGGATGGTGTTGAATATTCTAGTAGTATTATGTATATGGATGCTATTTTTGTTTATAATGACGACATTTACATATATTTATCTAAAAACGACCCAATAATCTCTTCTTTTTCTTGTAAGATTTATTATCCTATAAGAAAGAAAAAAGAAGTTGAGTTCTTTATGTTAAACTTAAAAAAATTAAAGAAAAATGGAAATTAGTACTGTAGATTTACAACAAAAAATAAACAACGGTGATAAAGTAATCGTTGAGTTCTGGGCTGAATGGTGTGGACCATGTAAGATGATGAAACCTGTGTTTGAAAGAGTTTCAAATAGTAATGAAAATGGAGATGTTCAAATGTATACAATGAATATAGATTTAAACAAAGAAGTTGGCGCATCATTGGGAATTAGAAGTATCCCAACAATTAAAGTGTTTAACAATGGATCGGTTATTGATACCAAAGTTGGGATGTTAAGTGAGACATCCATAAAAGGTATGGTAACAGAACTAATCAATGGATAAGATAGCAGTTGTTTTTACAATGAAGACGTGTCCTCATTGCCAAGTATTAAAAGAGATGTTAGAATCGGCTGAGATTGATTATATTGACCGAGACATCTATGAGTATGAGGAGGAGTACGATCTGTTCGTAGAAGCAACAGGAAACGATTTTGTTCCGGCATTTATGTTGATTGAGAATCCTGAGAGTGAAACACCAACCACAGGTTTATATGCTCCCGATAGGGACTTTGAGGATGTGGATCATGGATTAAAAATAATCAAAGAATTTTTTGAAAGATAAAATAAACCCACTTCAAAAGAGTGGGTTTTTTATTTTATGATATATTTATTGTTATGAAAAAAATTGTAAAACTAACAGAATCGGATTTAGTAAGAATCGTACAAAGAGTAGTCCAAGAAGGAAAAACTGATAAGGGTGTTAAAGAAAAGGACTCTGATGTAAAGATTGAAAGGTTCCAAGACACTATCAAGAACTTTATTAAATCACACGATTGTAAAGTAAAACAAGTTGGGGATGACTTTGAAATACATTCTGATGGTGAACATGTTGGTCAAGTTATGTTTAGAAAAGATGGTATTACCGTAAAAAAACAAGGTAGTAAATTTGGTAAAGAGTTTGACTTCAATGAACTTGGTAAAGTGAAAAGTGAGATCAAAAAACTAACAGAATCAAATTTAACTCGTATCGTTAAACGAGTGATCAAAGAAAATGAAGGTAAATCCGGTTCGGACATTACTAATTACTTTGACGAAAACTTCACACCAGATGGTGGATGGGATAACGACAAATACATGGATGATTGGAATAATGGTGGACTTACCGCTTATTATGTAAATGGTGAATTGGTATTTGCTTATGACTTTGAATTTATTGAAGATGATTTTGAGGAATTTGATGACAGTGAAGAATATGACAACGAACCACCAAAATTTGCCAGATTACTTATTGGTACAAATGTAGTTGAAAAACTTGATGAAGTGTTTGGTGATGATGATTGGACAGGATCATTTGCAGAGTGGTTTACCGATAAAACTAATTTAAATATTGATGAGGTTGAGTACGATGACTTTAAAGGAATGCTTTCGGATTATGTAGATCCTTCTTGGGCTGACGATGAAGATAGGGGTTATTAAAAATTAAAAACCCCTCGATTAAAAGGGGTTTCTTTTTATATAATAATTACGTCCTTTAGACGATCCTGAACCATGTAAGGTTTATCTTTTGTTTGATCAAACACATCTTGGTAAAAGTCATATTCATCAAACCCATTAACGAAAGATACCAAATCCATATCAAACACATCTAAAATTAAACTCTCAATCTTATTGTTATTAATATGTGAATTACAAGATACTCTTATTTTAGGGTCTTCATCTTCGTTTTGTTCTGTTGTGTAGTAAAAATAAGCCTGATCCACATTAAGTAGTGAATACATGTGGTTAAATATGTAGTTTGAGTAATAAACGATTGATCTACCACAATTTAAACTATAACCATATGGAAACTCAGAATTACAATTCAACTCATATATTGGTTCCTCATCAATTACATAAAGATCCCTATGAACTGAAACCCACTTTTTATCAAAATCTTTAATGTCTTGATCGTATTTAATAATATCAATGACGTTTAGATTTTTTCTGTTAACCTCCGTTAATACATCATCAAACCAATTTGAGAACTCATATTTAATCTCATTTAAATCTAAAACATCTTTACTTGTGGTTATACCATTAACTACAATAAATGTTTCACAATCTGTTACTTGGATTATTGTATTGTCATTCTTCTTGAATTTGGAAAGGACGTAGTCGGCGAAAAGGTTTACGAAATATCTTCGTGTGTTTTTTTCTAATTTTCTCATACTCTATTTTTTATAATGAATATGGTTTTTATTTAGAATTATAAATAGTTAGATGTAATCTGTAACAATTTCGTTAAAATATTTTTGAGTTAAACTCCAGTCGGGGTAGTCAGGAATTCTAAAACTAATACAATCTACCTCATCATTATATGTTAAATCTTTCATAAGATCAGTATAAGACCCGAAGTACTCCAAAACCGAATCACTATATCCGTCACCTTTTCTACTCTCTAAAAATTTCTTTATATAATTGGGGAAGTTTCTTATTTTAATATATTCAAAATTTCTTGTTTTTTTTGTCCCATCATATGCAGTAACTTCTCTTGAGACATAATCAATTTTACCCTCAAAAAACTCATCAAGACCATTCATTACCAAATTATAAACTTCGGATTCATAAGCGCTACTTTCGGCATTTGAATATGCGTTTGCGATGTCACCACCCAACTCCGATAATTCATCCTTAAATAATTCTTTCATTGCATCACTATTTTTAACTAAATCGGTTAAATCTTCGGATGTAATCATAAATGAATCTGGTGTTCCTTGTTCTTCTGATAAAAACTCAAAAAAGTCACTATTATAATCACCCAAGTCCATAGGTTTATTACCAATTTCTTTATAAATGTGATTTTTTAAACTATTAATGTTGGATTCGTCTAATTCATCAATAACCTCAGATGGTTTAATAGAGTTATTGTAATACCATTCAAAAGAGTCATCATTAAGTACTTTTTTGGCAATATCTTCGGGCGATGAATCTCTTGAATTATGACAGAAAAAATTTGCCAATTCTTCTCTGTCCTTTAAATATAAATAAAAACCATCGTCTCTAATCTCAACATCGGTTATAAGATCGTCAGTTATGTATTTAATTGTGTCTTGATAGTTATATTCTAAACCATGTAATAGGTAATAATTTTTAAATTCATTAGGAACCGTATCATAGTTTAAATTTCTTAAAATATTATTTTCTGATAAATACTCATAAATTTCTTCATCAAATTCCCTTGAGGGTATATTACCTAAATCAATCTCATCTAATACATCGTATTTTTTAAGGAATTTAAAAAAATTCAATAAGGTGTTAAAATATGGTTCAATATCATCATCATATTCTCCGTTATTAAATAATTGGACTAAATTTTCGGCTCTTTGTAAACTCATATCGTATAAATATCTAATAAACAAAAAAGGTGTCCCACATAGAACACCTTCAAAGTTTCTTTAACACAACAATATTATTTTCTATAATATTTTTGAACGATCTTTTTCACTGACTCTTGCACATTTGATCCATTTGCTGGTTGTTGAGGTTGTGCTTGAGTTTGTGGTTGTTGAGGTTGTTCAGCTTGTTGGTTTTGTTTGTTTTTACATCCGCATCCCATAATTCTTTTATTTACTTGGTTTATTTGTCTATAAATATCTTGTAAATAAGATTACTTCAAGATTTTAAAATGTCAATTATTAATTATTACGATATTTATAACATATGTCAATTAAAAGGTTCTTTAGAAATTATTTATTGGAGCAAGATGAGAATGTTGTTCAAGTCAGTCCTGAACAATATATTGAGACATTGGAAAATGTTGGAGGTATTGCCGATAGAATAGCAAAACTAAAACCATATAGAGGTAAAAGTATTGTTATTACTGGAAAATTAAACGTTAGTAACCATAAAAATATTGGACCACTTACCGGTATCGTAAGAGTAATGGGTAATCTAGATATTTCACATACAAATGTACCAAATATAAATGGAATTACCGTTGACGGTTATGTCTCTGATTATGGATCTTCTATGTGGAAAATAAAAATGCAAGCAAAACTTAACGAAAAACTTGCTGATTTGGACGAAAAAAGACAAGAAGGTGAATGGAATGTTGAAAATAAAGATGATGAATCTGAAAGAACTGAAGCTCTATACAAATACTTGAAACAAAATGGTGATGTAGATATGCTTGAGGATAAGGAAGGAAATGAAGTTCCTGAAGACAAATATTACATTTATCCTAATGGAAGAGCAACCTATGGTTATGGAAAACAATACGAATGGTTAGGTGGTGGTAATGGATTTAATCCTAACACCTATGATGTTTATACTGAAGATGAAGCCGATAACGCCGCAAAACAAGCGGTTGAAAGTACGTTAGATGACATGGGAATTGATGCATTTAGGGACTGGGTTTTTGATGATGCTTTGAATCAAAATAGTTGGAGAGCTTGGTTACATGAATTCTACGATGAATACGTAAGAGATAATCCTGGTGACTTTGACATTCCTTTAGAATTGTCGTCAAGACAATCATGGGAAAGAGTTAGACTTCAATCACTCGTGGATTCTTTAAATGACAAACTTGAAAGGAATAGAATAGAAAAAAAATCACAAGAGGAATACGACCAAATAAAAGAAAAAATTGAAAGTTTGGAAGAAACCATCCAAGATATTATAGACGATCCTCAAGGTGGTTATGATGAAAGTGCAATTGAAAATGAAATAAATCTTAGTGTTGGTGAATGGGAAGATGACATTAGAGGGTTTATCAAAATTTACGGTTACGATAAAGATTTTATTATGGATTTTATTGACGTAGATAAAATTGCGGAAACAGTTATTAGTTCTGACGGTTTTGGGTCTATATTAAACTCATACGATGGAGACTATGATACTTTTAACATAAATGGAACCGAGTATCATGTAATGAGGGTATCTTAGTACTTTATTTCTTATTGTCTTAACATTATATTTATAATTATAATGGCAAAAAGACGAAAAAAGTTTGAATTTTTAATGAACACAGATTGGATGTTTGAGAGACCAATTGATCGTGAACACAAGGAATATAAATTATTATCCTATTTTCAAAAAATGGGAGAAAAATTAGATAACCTTGAGTTATATCCAGGTTTTATTGAGTTGTCATTACATTTAATGAACATACAAGGACTTATTAAAGACAAAAAAATTGTCTATACCGATAAAAAATTCACAGGAATTGATGATGAGTTATTGGTTAAAGATCTGAAGGCAAAACAATTACCTGACATGACGGACGATGAAATGAAAGAATTCATTGAAATCTTAACTTATTCGGCACCAAGAATGTTTGAATACTTCAACATCGCAAAGTCAGTTTGGACAATAGTGTTTGATTCTGTTGATATGAAAATTAAAAAGAATCAAAAAAATGTTTTATTCCCAAAAGGTTTCTTTTATTATGTTGATGAAAAAACAAAAAAATATTATGTGTGGCAATACATAATCAAAAAAGAAACAAAACAAAACCCGGAAAAAATGTCTAACATTACTTTAATCTATAATGATTTAATAAATGATTTGACCTTAACAAAAATTATATCTAACTTTTCTACGTTTGAGGCTTCGGATATAAAAGTGTCACCAGTGTTTCACATGACATCATCAAGTGAATTCCCAATAGACGAAACGCTATACCCAATGTTCAAACGACGAGTTGCCGCTCACATCTCCCAAACAAAAATTTCGGAGCAATATAAAGAGAACAAAGAAAACTTGAAAATAGAAAAAGATTAAAAATGGGGTTTAATAAGAGATTTTTAAAAAAAGAAAACATCCTCAATCATCTTGAAAACATAATGAATTACCTTGACGCCGACGCTGTTATGTGTACGGACGAATTTTCACGCAACGTATATCGTATGTTTAATCAAGGAAAAACAAAAGAACAAATAATCCAATATATAAATAAAAACAAATGAAAATTCGTTTAGAATACGTTTGGCTTGATGGATATACACCTGAGCCAAATCTTAGAAGTAAAGTAAAAATTGTTGACGCAGAAACAATAGGTGCATCAATTGAAAGTTTCCCGATGTGGAATTTTGATGGGTCATCAACAAATCAGGCAGAGACTGGTAATTCAGATCGTCTATTAAAACCGGTTAGAACATATATGTCTGATAAGATTCCTTTAGACACCGTGTATGTTTTATGTGAAGTCTTAAACCCTGACGGGACACCACATGTGTCAAATAAAAGATCCCAAATTGGTGAAGGGTTTGAGGACTTATGGTTTGGATTTGAACAAGAATATTTCATTCGTGAGGAAATTAATGGTAATGTGTTAGGGCACAAGAGACATAACCTATTTCAAGGTGAATACTACTGTGGGGTGGGTCATAATGTTGTTGGTCGTGAGTTTGTTGAAGAACATACAGATATGTGTTTAAGACACGGAATCAATATTACCGGAACAAATGCGGAGGTTGCTTTAGGTCAGTGGGAATATCAAGTATTCTCTCAAGGTAAACTTAAAGGTGGTGATGACCTTTGGATGACCCGATACTTCCTATTTAAGACAGCGGAAAAATATGGATACCATATTGACATTCACCCTAAACCATTACAACATGGTGAGTGGAATGGATCAGGACTCCACACAAACTTCTCAACAGATATGATGAGAGATAATGGTAGTGAAGAATATTTCATGGCGTTATTTAACGCATTTGAATCAAGACATGAGGACCACATTAAATCTTATGGATCAGAGAATCATTTAAGACTTACAGGGAACTTTGAAACACAATCAATAGATAAGTTTAGTTGGGGTGTGTCGGATCGTGGAGCGTCAATTCGTGTCCCTCAAGATACCGCAAAAGATTGGAAAGGTTATGTTGAAGACCGTAGACCAGGATCAAATGCTGACCCATATAAAATTATTAAAGAAATAGTAAAATCTTTAATTATGACAGAACAAATCTACGAAATGAAAGGTATGATGACTTCATTTGTTGATATGGATGGTCTTAGTGGTAAATATGGAACTATGTCAAATGATGAGTTATTAAAAGAATATCGTGAAGAAGAATTGGTTTCAGATCTTGAACCACAAGCTCAATCAGATTTAATCGCAGAACTTAGAAAATCAATGCAAAATGGAAAACAATAATAATATGGGTAAAAATATAATACCAGTTCACAATATGCCTGGACATAGAAATCCACCACCACCACCTGAAAGAGAGCAAGTAAATCACCCATCACATTATGGGGGTGAAGATAATCAATATGAAGCGATCAAGGTAATTGATGCTTGGGACTTGGGATTCTCTTTAGGTAATACGGTTAAGTACATTTCAAGAGCAGGGAAGAAAGATTCCGATAAAGAACTACAAGATTTAAAGAAAGCGATGTGGTATCTACAACATCATATTGATAAATTGGAAAAAAATAACTAAAATGAATTGGGATCCCGATGACTGGCAAGGTAGGACCAGACAACAAGTAGAAAGAAATAATAGGGTATTTGGGATAATGGTAATCGTTGGGGTTGCGGCTGTCGGAATCGCATTATTACTAACAATCTTAATTTAAGAAAAATGAAACTAACAGAAGAACAAAAAAATCAGATCCTTAACCAATATGAGGGGTTGAAAAATGACGAACAAACACTTGGTGAAGTACACGAAATAATTGTGGATTTTTGTCTCGACGAAGAGATTATTGACTTGTCGGATGATGAGGACGGAGACATGTATGAAGAGTTTTCAAATGAAGTGTGGGATTTTTTAGAGAGTATAAAATAAGAAGATGATAGAAACAGGAAAGATAATAAACGGAGATTGCGTTGAGGTAATGAAAACATTACCCGAAGGATCTGTGGATTTAATTGTGACATCTCCACCATACGGTGTAGGTATTGCATATGATGTGCACGAAGATGATGTTGAATTTAGTGAATACCTTGAGTTTGCCAAAAGTTGGTTAAGTGAGGCGTACAGGTTGTTAAAGGACGATGGAAGAATCGCATTGAACATTCCCTACGAGATTAACAGACAAAAAAAGGGAGGGAGAATTTTCTTTGTTTCTGAGATGTGGCAAATCATGAAAGAGATTGGTTACGGGTTCTTTGGTATCGTAGATTTGGAAGAACAATCACCACACAGAAGTAAGACTACGGCTTGGGGTTCTTGGATGAGTCCATCAAGTCCGTATATTTATAATCCTAAGGAGTGTGTTATTTTGGCATACAAAAAACAACATATTAAGAAAGTTAAAGGTCAACCACAATGGATGGGAGAATTAACCGAAATTGAAAATGAAGATGGAACAAAAAGAAATAAAATGGTCTATGACGAGAACGATAAGAAAGAATTTATGGAACTTGTGTTTGGTCAGTGGAATTACTTTGCAGATACTAAATCACTCACCAAGGCGACCTTCTCAATGGACATCCCAACAAAGGCGATTAAGATATTGTCATACAAGAACGATGTGATTTTGGATCCCTTCGTTGGTAGTGGAACTAGTTTAGTTGCTGCAGAAATTTTGGATCGTAGATGGTTAGGGATTGAGTTATCACCAAATTATGCTGATGTTGCGAGAGGAAGGGTTCAACACTTTGTTGATGAGAAAAAACAGGTTAAGATTGAATATCAATAACATCACCCTTCTCAATACCATACTTTTTACATTCACCTCCAGGTAATTCAAGTATCATATCTCCGTTACCTGAGAAGTGTTCGCAGTCATCGGAATGACAAGGTTTACAATTATGATGGATTTTTTTGATCTCACCATTTTTAATATAGATGATATCAAGATTAGTAACACAATCTTTCATCCAAAATGAGTGAGGTCCGTCCTTCATTATAAATAACATTCCGTCAAAGGTGTCATCAAACTTTTTACCCATCATACCTTTTTGAGTGTCTTTTTCGGTGATTACCACTTTGACATTATAAATGTTATTGTTTATTTTTAATTCCATATTTTATAAATATCTATTAAAATATTCTAAAATAGTTTTTTGGTAGGGAAAGTTTTACTATATTTGTAGAAATAAATCACATATGACAAAGACGGTATTTAATATTAAAGTTATGAACGAAAAGTTTGGAACATTACTTTCCGAAACTTTTGTTGACCCAATTCAGTTCAAAATCTTCTTAAAGATGGTTGATGGGGCCTTGAATCTTAATGTTGATTTATCATATTATGATGGTGATACGTTCTTGGTTCACATTCCTAATAAAATTTTAAAGGAATCTGTAGTGATTACTGGAACAGAACAAGTATCTTTGTCAGAACAAGTTAGAAACAAAATTGAAACCTTAGTAGGATAATTATGAAAAATGTATTGTATCTCGTATTATTTGTGTTGTCATTAACTTCTTGTACCAAACAAGATTTTACCAATCAACATCCGTTAGCACCACAACCAATCATAACTGACTCAACTTTGGTTGATAGTACGGTTAGTTTGAAGAACACAACATGGGTGATTACCAAAGTGTTGAATACACAAATGAATGACGACACAAGATCTGACACACTTAAGTTCATTACCAATACAACTTACTCGTTCAACGGAGTTCAGGCAACCTATAGTATATATTCGACACCATCAGGATATAAGTTGAATTTGAATAATACTGAGTGGGGTCACATCTGTGGAAGTTTAGTTGAATATAACTTAACTAGCGGAAAGATTGAAAATAAACAATTTAACGATGTCTTTACTGGGGACTTTGTGGTAAAGATTTGGATGTATAAAATATAGTTTCTTTGTTTGTATCTTTAAAACAAAGTGGTGGAGAGTTGACATATTCAATGTCGGCCCAAAATAAAGGTGAGGTAACACTCACCTTTTTTTATTTCCTGTATATTTATATAATAAAAAATTCTAATATGAAAAGCAAATTATTTTTAGAAGAGGGTGAAATATCAAGAATCCTTAATATGCACAAAAAGGCAATCCAAGAACAAGTCAACGTTAATGGTGACGAAGTAGAAAACAATCAAGTCCAAATGGATGAGGAATTAGATGAAGCAAATGATTTGATGGAAAACACTCAAACATATGTGTTACCTAATGAATATTATTTAGAAGCAAGAGACGCTGGATTTCTTGGTGGAAATGCGGAATTAAAAATGTTCAAAGGGGCAAAATTTAATATTGATGGTAAGGGAATTTTAAAATCTAATACTAAATATCAATTTGTTGATACAGTTGATGGTACTGTTTATATTCCAGGTCAGGATATTCCTGCAAACTATAAAATTAAACTTGACGGTCAAGGTACAATTACGGGTACTGTAACATATGTTTGTGGACAAGGTAAATTTTATACAAACTATAACACAGATTATTTATTATATGATGAGGATGGTAAGTTATCACCTAAGTTAAGTAAATTGTGTCAAGCGTCCAAAACTCAGACACCTGTAAAATCCGTTGGTGGTGGAGGTAAAGTGACCACAAAATCAAAATGTCCAAAACTTGAAAAGACTTATTTAGATAAGGGGTATGTTATGGTTACCGAAAAAAGATATAAAGAACTTGCAAATGATAAAACAAGAGTGAGAAAATATGCTTGGTGTCCTATAAGTAAGACTAACATTTATTTTGCAAAAATAATACAAGGAATACCTGAAAAAGGTGGTTTCCCTGGTGGAAAAGTCGGTGGTGGAGGATCACTACCGTTTGATTATAATGAAGTTATAACAGCAATAAACACTAAATGTCCTGCAGGTGGTGGGGGTGGCAACAACGCAACAGGTGTAGACATTGATATAGATGGAGAAAAAATAGTACCTGTACCTAAAATGCCAATGGACGTATATAACGCAATAGGTTAAATAATAAAAAAATATAACAGATATGAGCAAAATTAAAATAACACAACAACAAATGAGAAAACTACAAGAATCACTTAATGAAAGTGTTATTGTGGAGCAAACAAAAGATCAAGTAGTTGAGATTCAAAATAAGTTAAACTCTTGTTTTTCTGCCGGATTAACGGTTGATGGGATTGCTGGTAAAAACACAAAGGCGGCAATTGAAAAATTTACTGATTATAGATTTTCTTAATTAAAAAATTATAAATTAATAAGGGAGAGAAATCTCCCTTTTTTTGTGCACATAAATTAACCGATATTTGCACCACTAACCTCTTTAATTTCAAGATCAGGGAAAAGACCATTAAAGTAATCGTATACCGCATTTTTTAAATGTCTTGATAATATATGATGTGGAATTGAATTTTCCATTTCACGATCCAACGAATAATCGTAATAAAGTGTTTTAGATCCACTTCTATGTGCAAATAATGGTTCTTTTTTGTCGTTCATTAAATATGTTGAACCATGAGCCTTACCCCAAGATTTTACATCCTGTTTTAACATACTTATTAAGAGTTTTCTATATTTAGGATATTCGTCAGCATATTCGGCATCCCAACGATCTCTTTTATAGGTTTCGCTTAATAATGTAAGTTGATGTTCGTTAATGATAATTTTCATGTATTGATAAATATTATCAAAATGTTTATTATCTTTGTACTATGGAAAAAATACTTTTTATTGTTAGAGGAATACCGGGAAGTGGTAAATCAACTTTTGCAAAAACTTTGGGTGGAAAACATTTTGAAACGGACAACTTCTTTATGGTTGATGGTGAATATAAGTTTGATGTAACAAAACTTAAGGCTGCTCACGAGTGGTGTCAAAATAGTGTAAACACCGCAATGATATTGAATATAACCACTGACTTAAACAGTACTATCGTTGTTTCAAATACATTCACACAAGAGTGGGAAATGAAACCATATTTTGATATGGCAGAAACATACGGGTATCGTGTATTCTCATTAATTGTTGAGAACAGACATGGTGGGGTAAATCAACACGGAGTCCCTCAGGACAAACTTGAGATTATGAAAAACAGATTTGAAACAAAATTATAATGAAATTTGATAAAATATTAACAACAGGTAAAGTGTGGATCACATCAGATACTCACTACAACCATAAAAACATTTGTAGAGGTGTAACCAATTGGAGAACACTTGATGGGGAAGTACCGGATTGGAGTACAAGAGACTTCCAAACATTAGAACTAATGAATAACACATTAGTGGATAACATTAACTCAAAGGTGGGTCAGGACGATACCTTAATCATGTTGGGTGATGTTTCGTTTGGTGGATTTGAGTTTATTAAAATTTTCTTAGACCGATTAATATGTAAAAACATACACTTGGTTCTTGGAAACCACGATCACCACATTAGAAATAACAGAAGTAACATTAAAGATATGTTCTTATCTGTTAATGATTACTTACAGGTTAACATTGTTGGTGAGAATTTTGTAATGACTCACTATCCATTTGAAAGTTGGAATGGTCTCAATAAAGGTGTTATTCACCTTCACGGACACGTTCACTTACCGGTAGGTAGAAAGTGGGGTAAAGGTAAACGATTGGACGTTGGTGTGGATGGTAATAACTTATATCCGTATAGTTTAACGGAGATTGTTCACATGATGGATAAACGAGAGATTGCGTCTCAAATGGATGACGACCATCATTTAGATGATATAGATGGAGTTGTAGGTTAAATTACAACTCCAATATATTTATTAGTATGAAAAATATTCTTATTACCGAAAATCAATTAAAACTTATTAGTGAAGCCTTAGGGGTTCCTGATATTATCTTGGATGTTGCCGAACAAGTGTTTGATAGTGTTGCTCAAGATATTAAATCTATCAGAACTAAAAAAGATGAATACATTTTTAGAGGTAATGTTGGTGTACAACTTGGTGATAAGAAAAAAATAGATATTGATGATTACGAATTAACGGTAAGTGTGGTGTATCCTGATGATTATGATGAAGAACCGCAAATTATGTCAATGGGAATGGTTCAACAATTTAATTTTGATAGAAACATAATGATGAAACGAACCCAACAATCATCAACCGCTGAAATAGAAATTGATTACGCCGTTTCTGATAATTGGGAACCTATTGATTTGTACAACACATTGATGAAGAGTAAAACAAAACACTTAGCATCTATTGCTCACGAATTGAAACACAAATATGATAAGCAATCTAAAAAAATTGATTTAATTGGTAGAGAGGCGTTATATCACTCAACAATGAAGATGGGTAGATCAGGAATACCGGCAATTGATTCAGTATTTATGAGGGCGTTATATTTTGTCTCAATGACGGAAAATTTGGTTAGACCTGTTGAGATTGCGTCTATAATCAAAAGTAAAAATATTACCAAGTCACAGTTTAAAGATTTCTTAATGAAAACGGATGTATATAGAGAACTACAAAATATTAAGAACTATACTTTTGACGATTTTATCAATGATATGAAAGAACAAATGAATAAAGTTGATAATTTATTGGAACATGTGAATGTTGATGGATTAGAGGATATGTCGGAAGACGATAAGATCAAAAAAGTTTTAGAGGTTATATACGGAACATTAACAAATGCAAGGTTAGATATTTTTCAAGATATGACATCTAATAAACAAGATGAACTTATGGATATGTTTAAGGATTTATTTGGTCAAGATCTTAAAAAGGATGATCCCCAACAAAAAGGATTAGAACAAGTTAGAAACAAGTTCTTTAACTATGCTGCCAAATACAAAGACAATCCTGTTAAATTTTTTGAAGACGAGTTTGAGAACTTTAACTATACTGCAAACAAAGTATTGAAGAGATTATCTAAAATATACGCTTTAGCTCAAGATGACGAACAACCAGTAAGTGAGTCAATTTTAAATTGGGAACTTTATCAGAAGGTAAAGGAACAAAAAGAAGGGAAACAAAAATTTTCTACAAAAATCAAATCATTTAAGTAATTTTATTCAAAAAGTTTCTTATATTTGTTCTATGTGGACAACTAAAGAAACTAAAAGAGAATATCGTG